GAGCTTGATTCATTGCATGAAAAAAAGAATACCCTAATGCAAGAGTATTCTTCTGCAAAAACCGATATAAAAGAACTGTATCAAATCAGAAAAAATTATGAGAAATATATGGGTAAGGAGATGGAGAGGTAATTCATTCTCCTTTTTCTCCTCTCAAAAAATCTATAACGGCCATTGCAATTTTTTTAGATAGAATTGGTGGAACAGCATTGCCTATCTGTTTAAATGCAGCTGTTCGTGAATGTTCAAAATAAAAATCATCTGGAAATCCTTGTATTCTAGCTGATTCTCTTACTGTAATTGAACGATTCTGTCTTAAATCTGGATGAATATAGTAATGTCCATCCTTCGCAATATGAGCAACAACTGTATGACTAACAGAGCCATAATCCAAAGCTTTATATCTATCTAAAAAAGATGTTGTATTAGAATGCGTTTGTAGTTCTTCAGGTATATCGATATACCTTAAATTCTTACCTTTTTTCTTAGCTTTTAGTACCAATTTATATATCTTCAAATCATTTTCATTATGAGGTCTTGCGGTATGTTGTGTTAAAATATCATCTTTTTTACGAATATATTTTTCAACGAACTGACTCGAAACATCACAACGATACTTATGAGAACTTCCTCCAGACTTTATACTTGGCAAGTCCTCAAACAATTCTTTTATAGTTGGGGCGGTCTCAACATATTCAGCCAAACAGTCAAAAAATGAGTTATCGAACACTAAATCTTTTCGATGTCCGACAAGTATTAAACGTTCTCTTTTTTGTACTACACCATAATTACTTGCATCTACTATTTGATAATCTACCTCATATCCGCACTTATCAAATTCGCAAATTATTTTTGGCAAGAGTAACTCTCCTGATAAATCCTTAAAAGAAAGCAACCCTTTAACATTTTCAAAAACAAAGAACTTTGGTTTATATTTATCCAGAAAATCTAAATAATGTTTATATAGATAAATTCTTTTATCAGTAGACTTTTTTCGACTTGTTATTGGCTCTACCGATTGTAGAATATGCCTGACATGGTGGCCCGCCAATAATACCATCTAACTCATTATTGCCTAATCTTTGGTCAATGAATTCAAAAATCGAAGGTATGGTATCTTTACTGATTTCCTTATTCAATATATCTTTAGTTAGATCTCTTGGTATAATCGAGTACAAATCATCTCTCGAGATTTTACCTTGAATATATTCAAAATATGGAGATAGGTTATTTTCTTTTTTTAAATAGTAATATATATTTCTTAATTCTAAAGAAGAGCAAGCATCTTTGTCCATTTCTATATGACAAATAAAATTATAATAGTCTTTATACCTAAATCCTTCGGTTAATCCACCCGCTCCTGAAAACACATCTACTATATTTAGCATAACCACACCTCCTTTCGTCTTTGATTAAATCAATTATCATACACTTCTTTAATTTCTTCGTATTTATTTATAAATTCTTGATTAAACTTTTTTGCATCTCTTAACAAGTCTGAATATGATCTAATAAATAAATCACCACTTTGTTCTAATGAATTTGCAGTAGTTCTAACTATAGGATCCATATCATATCTGTCAGACATCAAAAATGTTGTTACTTTATCCAATTTATAATGTTTTTGAACAAAAATTTTATAATCTAATGCTTGATTTATCTCCTCTGTTTTAATTTTAATATTCGGTCTCTTCAATTCAATAATAATTAATTCACCATTTACTAAATTACAAAGAAAATCAATCCTACGATTACTTCCCTCTAGTTTTTCATCTGAAAAATTATCTTTTAAAATTTCACTATATGTTTTTTCTCTTTCAAATGTTGTAATTCTAGGATCTAAAATCCAAGGAAACTTTTCTAGAAATGGTTGAATTACTTTAGATTCACTCTCATTTCCATTAACATACTTTTCAAATTGTTCTATAGCTTTTATTCTACCAACTGCAACTTTTGCAAGCTCTTTAGCCTCTATATATTCCCAATCCGAAGTTATTTTTTCAACTTCATCAACTGTTAAATTCTCTTCTTTCAAGTTTTCTATATATAACTGAAAGCTCTCAAATTTATATAAATTTTTTAAGTTGTCCAAAACACGTTTAATTGATTCTATATCATCTGTTTCTGTGGAATTTGTTAATAATGTATCTTTAACTTTCTTGATACTACTTATCTCTGTTGGTGTTAATCCCTTAAAAAATGATTCATCTAAAGTAATAAGTTCTTCTTTTTTCTTTCTCCTATTTTCTCTCCATAAAGATGATATTTTTGAAATCAACTTATTCAAATCATGTTTTAATTGAATTGTATTTTCATTTTCTTCCCAAAGGATTGACTGTCTAGCTGTAGATATATAATCCTCTTCATCTGAGTCATCTATAAAATCAATATTAAAAAATCCAGTTACATAGCTATTAAATCTATCATTTGCCCTATCATCAAAAAATACATTTTCTGAAGCCAATTTGTTTCTAACATATAGTAAAAAACCACTATCCTTTTTCCTTAAAGGAGTCGATTTAGTATATACCCTTCCAGTAATACCATGATCTTTTAGTCTTTTAAATTCTTCTACGCTATTAATATCATTCATAAAGTCTTCTGGAAATTTCCATTCAAATTCTTTTTCTAACTTCTCAAAATAAATTGATTTTGTAATAGGTTGCTCTTGTTGTGAATTTTCATCAATGAGTTTAACCTCAAACTCAGCATCATAAAATGAAAATCTTCTGGACAAGTTATATGCTAAATCCTCAATGCCCATTATTGTACTTTGCTTAATTTCTTTGATTTTAACCACAGTCCCAGATTGTTCATTGGTATTTTCATTTTCACAAATAACTTTTGGCTTATATTCTGATTCACTTTCTGCTTTCATTTCATCATAATTAATACTAAAAGCATTTTTCACGCCATCTTTTATAGAATATACCTCTATAGTCTTTGCAATACCAAATACAGCTAATTTACCTAGACCTTTCTTTCCTGTCACTTTTCGTTTTTTTACTTTAGAAACGCCTGTACCTTCAGCTTTTCTTCTGTTCCTACCGATCACCAAAAAATTCTGATTTAATTCATTATGGTTCATTCCTGTTCCATCATCTGTAACTGTTACTACCTTTTCATCATAGTTGATTTTTATCTCAACATTTTCAGCATCTGCATCGTAAGAATTTGAAATTAATTCAGCGATAACAGGAGGGAATGAACTATATAATTTTATCCCTAAATGATCAATTGTATTCTTATCAAATTTAATTTTAAATCCACTATTTTCCATAATATTACATCTGATAAAACTATCAGACCCTCCTATCATTCCTATTTCCATCTACAATCTATCGATATAATTGTTGTAGGCATACCTATAATTTGTATATCAAACTTCAAACTTGATTCAACCTTAGTCGAAGCATTATGAATTCTGAAACTAAATTGCCAACCGCCATCAAGGTATAGTTCCAATGTATTCTTACTGTCTGGTTTATATTCCAAGCTAACAATCCTTGTTGGAAGTGTTGATATTGGCAATTCAACGCTTCTTTTACGCTTTTTACCCTGTCTATTCAATGTTCCTCTCAAATTGTAGCTTTGAATTTGAGTTATCTTTTTATTATCAATCCCAATTACTTTATAAAAATCAAATTCTCCAAGCAAATACTCAACCATCAATCTAGGAATATCTTTACCAAACAAGCAATTTTGTCTCTCCAGTTCCCCTTTAAATGCATTTAATAAAGGAACATATACATCGTCTTCTTTACTAGGTAATTCACTCCACTTAGAACCCCTTTGTTTTTCAGAATCAAGATATTCAAATATTGGTTTAATATCTTTCCAATATTGTTCAGAACAATCTATTCCATACCACTTTTTTCCAAAATCCAAATTCTTAGATAATCTACTATGTTTTACAGCAAAATGGTTGTGTTTTACGCTAAGACCAATTTCCCACTCAATACCTCGTCTAATAATTAGTACATCTCTTACATCGCCTTCTTTGCCCTTGTCATCTGATTGAATTTTCAATTCCAGCTCATCTAATCCATCATCTAAAATCAAAGGTTCAAGTTCAAATATAGTATTTACTCCAGCTAATGCACTAATCTTGTATATAGCTTTTTCAGAATCAGCTAAAGTATTCCATGCACGTTCTGCAGCATAAAAACTACTGTTTTTTTCCTATCTTTGCCGGACGAACTTTTGATATTTCTTCAAACAATGTAGTTAAATAAGAAAACTCATATGCCCTTCCTTGATTATTACTTTTTTCACTCATAGATTCCCTCCGCCTAATTATCTGTGCCTGTTTTTAGGAGACTCAAATTTGAACTAGAATTACGCAAAGCTTCTAAAATGGACTCAGCCATAACATACGCTAAGTTCACAGGAACAGCATTACCGATCATTTTATACGCATCGTTCAAATTCGTATAATAAAATTTAAAATTGTCCGGAAATCCTTGTATTCTTGCACACTCTCTCACGGTTAATCTTCTATATAGTGCTTCCTTACCAGGTTCAAATATATTTTTATTTTTGTCTACTTTAGGCATAACTGGTGCTTGTGGATGCAGTTGACACTGTCTACCAGATGCCTGGACCGTAAATGCCTGTTCATCCCATTGTCTAACTCTATTTCTACTCATAAATATTGGCGAATAGGCACCAATAAAGTATTCATGATTCAAAACTTTACAGTTATCACCATTTGTCTTATTTTTTTCTAATGCTGGAATTGCCGAATCTTTTAAATCAAATATCGCATCTTTAAAAGTCAACTTTGACTCGTATGGTTTAGGCGGTTCAAATTTGATGTTTAAATCCTTCCTAAATCCAACATAGAAAACTCTTTTTCTATCCTGAGGAACACCATAATCACTAGCATTTAACAAATGAATGAAAACATCGTAACCAGCTTCCTCAAATTGAGAAACAATATTTTCAACAGCACTATTATGCCTTTTCGCCATCATTCCTTTAACATTTTCTGCTAAGAAGAACTTCGGTTTTTTATCTTTCAAAATGCGTATGTACTGATAAAATAATTGCCCTCTTGGATCGTCAATGCCCTTTAATGACCCTGCCTCACTCCAAGACTGACAGGGAGGACCTCCTATAATACCATCACATTCAGGAAACATCTCTGAAGGAATACCACAAATGTCACCCTTAATGAGTTTTGTATCATGATTTTTTTCATATGTTTCCCAAATTGTTTTATCGTATTCATTAGCAGCTACCACATTAAACCCTGCTTTTTCAAAGCCCAAGTCTAATCCCCCCGCTCCTGAAAACAAACTAATTAAATTCATTTTATATTTCCTCCGAAGAATCATTAACACATTCCACAATCTCTGAAATATCACATTCCAATACATTACAGATTCTTAGTAACACATCAGTTGTGACATTATCGCCATTTTTAATTTTATAGAATGTACTTTTACTCACTTTTGCTTTTTTCATCAGTTCAGTATTTTTCATATCTTTATCTATCAATTTTTTAAACAATTTTTTATAGCTGAATTTTGACATGACTAACCTCCAGTCATTTTCTTGTTAAAATCATATCGCCTCTATTATACCACAAAACTAGTACTTATAGTACACTTTTATTCTCTTTTCTCGAACCGATTTTACAAAAAAATAATCGGTGCAGCCCTAAGACCACACCGACATATCTTATCTCTCAGTTTCCTTTGAAACTTCTTTCTTCTCCATAGGTTTTGCTTTTTCTTCAGCCTTATATTTCTTTATTGCTCCAAGTACAGATTCTTTCTTTTCTTCTTGGTTCTTCATCTGTTCCTTTGCTTTTAAAAGCTTAGAAGATAGGATTCTGACATTAGTATGTTCCTTTCCGTTATCATCAATGGATGTTCTCACCTGACCAAAAAGCTTTACAAAGTCACCTTGCTTAAAATCCTTTGGAATATCTCCCTTATCTCCATAAGCTGAGCAATTAGTGTAAATTTTATTTCCCTCACCATCTTTTGATACAACTGAGAAATTAACTACTTTAAAAGCTTCTCCATTCTTATTTTCTCTTTCAATTGTTTCAACCTCACCTATGACATTCCCAACAAGGTTCACCAAATCATTATCTTCTTTTTCGATTGCTGCACTTTCTTTAATCTGTCCATTTTCTCTAAGTTCATCAATCAAATAATCAAACTCGTCATTAAGTAAGCTCATACTGTCATTATCCATATATTCCTGGTATAACTTGTCCAATGCATCTTTATCATTGATTCCTTTTTCAAAGCTAATTAGTGCCTTAGCAAAATCTTCATGATTTTCGTTTGCCATTTGTTCTAGTGCATTTCTCATTTCTTTGTAGTTCATAATATACCTCCATAGTTTCTACAAAAGCGAAAAGGAGCTTGTAATAAGCCCCTTAGCGTTCATCGTGTTCTTTTGATTTATTTTCTCGTGTTTCTGTTTGTTTTTCTTCCAACTGATATGACTTAATCTGTCCTAGGATAGACGGCTTTTCAGATACCTTTTCTTTACTTTCTGCCCTTGTGTGAATATTATCCTCTACATCATAAGTAGTTTCAAAGTAGTCACTGTCTCTAAAGTCATTATCGTATCTATCTGGTACACCATCATTATCCAAATCTTTTGCAAGTGGATCATAGATATTACCATCGTCATCTCTTTCAAGACCTAGTGCTTTTTTAAGGTCATTATCATCAATAGATACAAACTCTCCAAAATCTCCATATTCCATTTCTTGTTTTAGAAATTCTAATGCCTTTTCTTCACCTCCAAGGTCTTTGAGATAATCAATCTTTGTAATTGGTTCTCCATTGATATATTGAGTAGCTGTAAAGTCTTCTAAGCTAATTTCATATTGAATTTCATGCTTTTCATCTGGTGTAGTCGTATAAGCAATTCCAATATGGGCAAGGTCAGGAAATAGATTATTAAAGTTTTCATAGGTATAACTGTCATCTTCATATTCCCTTTTACAAAAATCTACAATAGCTCTTTTTACATCTTCAATTAGTGGATTAGGATTTTCTTTTTCTTCCACTTCTCCCATATCAAGTAGCTTGTTTAATTCTGCAAGTCTTAATACTTTTGTCTTTAGCTCATCTGCTTTTTCAAAAGGCTTTTTCAGTTCCTCTTTGGCATTTTCCAGTTGTTCCTTTGTGATAATGAGTTTTTCTTCAAGACGATTTAACCTTTCAGGCATTTTATCAATAGTATTATCAAGTCTTGTGATATTACCATCTGCACTTGTACCAAGTTCTCCTGAATGGTTTGTAGCACCTTTTAAAGTGAAATTATGCTCATTGGTAAAGAAGTTATAGCTTACCTCTAAATCCATATTTCGGTACTGTCCTATGACCTTACTTTCATTAATTTTTATGCCTTTAATCGCTTCTAAGAGCTTTTCTCCAGCTATCTTTTTATCTCGAATTATCTCGCCATTAATCTTGATAGAAGTGAATTTATTTTCACCACTTCCTTGTGGTTCAACATTTTCTATATCTTTTTTCACTGATTCAATTAGCCTTTCAGTCCTTTCTATTTCTTCAGGATATGTCTTTGCAACCTTATCCTCTAATCTATATCGATTGGACTTATAGTTTGCTTCAAGCATTTTAAGTTTCGTAACTTCATTATCCAAATCCATCTTTTCTTTTATCTTTGGATCACCAGTAGCAAGAGCTTTAATCTCAGCATAGTTCAAACTACTTTCATCTACATCTTCTGCAACACGAACAGGAGTCTTTGAAGTCATAATCTGTGAAATAAATTTCTGCTTATTCTCTATCGTCTGCCAAAGGTAAGCATCAAAGGTATTCTCAGTGATGTAACGATAAATATTAACCTCTTTATTTTCATTACCCTGGCGAACAATTCTGCCACTTCTCTGCTCAAGGTCAGCAGGTCTCCATGGCACATCCAAATCGTGCATTGCAATAAGTTTATTTTGCACATTTGTACCAGCACCCATCTTCTGAGTAGAACCTATTAAAATACGAATTTCACCTTTTCTTACCTTTGCAAAGAGTTCATCTTTTTGCTTATCGGTATTGGCTTCATGAATAAAGGCAATTTCTTCCTTTGGTATTCCTAAGTCTACAAGTTTATCTCTAATATCATCATAGATATTAAAGCTGCCATCACCTTTTGGTGCAGACATATCTGAAAATAGAAGCTGTGTTGATTTTTCTTCTTTTGTCTTATCCCAAATAGAAAATACATTTTTAACACATACATTCACCTTTGAGTTTTCATCATCTGGAAGTAATGGATTGATTAAACGCTGATCTAATGCAAGTTTCTTACCATCATTGGTAATCTTAAGCATATTATCTTCTTCAGGCTCTACGGACTTATTACGCACCTTATCAGCCCTTTCAGACAAGCTCTTTAGTATTTCTTTTTGCTCTTCACTTGGTTCAGTTTTAATAACTTTAAAATGAGCTTCTGGAACAGGAAGATTGAGCATATCTGCGGTTTGAATATCTGCTACTTCCTTAAACATACTCATAAGCTCAGGTAGGTTATAAAACTTAGAAAAACGAGTCTTAACTCGGTAACCTGTTCCCTCTGGAGATAATTCAAAAGCAGATTGTGTTTCTCCAAAAGTTGAAGCCCATGAATCAAAATGCTCTAGTCCATTCTTTTTCAGAGTGTCATACTGTAAATATCTTTGCATAGTATAAAGCTCCGTCATTGAATTTGATACTGGAGTTCCTGTCGCAAAGACAATTCCTTTGCCACCAGTCATTTCATCCATGTATCGGCATTTCATAAACATATCCGATGATTTAAAAGCTTCAGATTGTCCAATACCTGCAACATTTCTCATTTTTGTATAAAGATATAGGTTCTTATAGTTATGAGCTTCATCAACAATCAGCTTATCCACTCCCAACTCTTCAAAAGTAATAACATCATCCTTTTTGAAATCATCATTTAACTTTTCAAGTCTTGTTTCTAGTTTTTTTCTGGTCTTTTGAAGCTCTTTTACTGTAAAGTTTTGATTTCTGTCATGCTTATACTCTTCTACATAATTGATAATCTCATCAATCTGATCTTGAATGTGCTTTTGTTGGTATTCCTTAGACATTGGAATTTTTTCAAACTGACTATGACTAATAATAACTGCATCATATTCACCTGTTGCAATTTTTCCTATAAATCTCTTTCTATTCTTTAGTTCAAAGTCTTTTTTATCGGCCACCATAATATTAGCTGATGGGTATAGCTGCATAAATTCACGACCAATTTGCCCTGTAAGATGATTTGGCACAACAAATAGTGACTTAGTACACATTCCAAGTTTCTTAGCTTCCATAGAACTTGCCACCATTTCAAAAGTCTTGCCTGCTCCTACTACATGAGCAAGTAAGCTGTTACCACCATAAAGTATTCTTGCAATTGCATTCTTTTGATGTGGACGAAGCGAAATATCTGTACTCATTCCATCAAAACTTAAATTAGATCCGTCATATTCTCGATTACGAATAGAATTAAATTTTTCATTATAGGCTTTTACAAGTCTATTTCTTCTATCCTGATCGTTAAATATCCAGTTCTTAAACTCTTCTTTTATAAGCTCTTGTTTCTGTCCCGCAAGCATAGTTTCTTTCTTATTTAGTACCGAAGTCTTTGAACCATCTGGATTGAAAATTTGGTCAAATACCTTTGTTTCTTTTAGGTTTAGAGCATCTTCAATAAGCTTATAAGCACTTACTCTGCTTGTACCATACGTCATTTCTGCGAAGTCATTCCCCCTGTCTTTGCTCTTACCTTCAACATTCCATTCACTGGTTAAATATGAAAATTTGACTTTAATATCCCATCTGGCATATCCTGGAGTCTTTAATGTTTCAAACATGAATCTTTCAATATCCTTAGGTGGAATCCATGTTGCACCAAGCCTTACATTGATTTCACTGGCTTCAAGTTCTTTTGGCATTACTCTTTGAAGTTCTGCTTTTTGATATTCCAGTCTGCTTAGTTCATTTACAAGTGTTTCCCTTTCGTTTTCACTTTCTTCTGGAAGCATTTGTTCTGCTTGTCGTAACCTATTGATATAACTACCTACAATACCTATTTTTTCTCTAATATTTCCACTTAGGTACTCATCTTTCGTTACATAGGTATACTTAAAGGAGTTAGTTTCATCGCTACAAGCAAACGGCAAATCACCATCTTCCAAGTCAAAAGAAAGCTTCTGATTAAAACTAACATCCTCTTCCCTAATATTTAGAAAGATTTCTCCTCTAAGTTCTTCTATAAGAGTATTTCTATCCTTATCCGTTAGATTTGTCATGTAACCAAAATCTACATAACCTTTTTGTGAAATAGATAGTACTAATGCCTCAAGTGAAGAATCTACATGGTCAATAACTTTCGCTTTTGTGATAGTTCGTTTAGAAAAAATATCGCCTTTTGCCTTGAAGTTTTCTTCTTCATCCAGTATCTCAATAGAAGCTACCAAAGGGAAATTACTATCTTCTCTTAAGGCTCTGGTGTTACTTAAATTATTTACAAAACCATGTTTCTTAGAAAATCTATCATAAACTGTGTTTAATTTATCCTGAGATTCTTTGATTTCAGCTTCACTAAAGTCTTCTTTCTGCTTGTATATTACATCCTTTAATGCATCATTTAATTCGAGATAATCCTTAATTTTTTCCTTGTTTTTGTCCGATACTTCTTTCTTAATGAAAAGTGAATTTTCTCTGTAATACACCTCACCATCTATGATTGTGTAGGAAAAGTTTTTTACATCATCTGTTGCTGGGATTGATGTTACTTCATCATCTAACAGCTCTATCTCTTCATACTTCGCATCTTTTGATATTCTCTCGCCTGCAGCTTCAATATGATCTTTTAGAGAAGACATATTTATTTCATAAGGTAAAAATGCTATTGGCTCACAAGTAAGAGTTTTTCCAAATCTTCCGCTTACTTCTCTCATGTTTCCAAGAACTTGTTCTGGATGGTCTACAAAATATTTATTATATACAAGACCATTTTCATCTTCCGCTAAATGCACCCAGTCATCATCACGCTCAAGTACACTATCTCTTTTCTTCAGGAATATAATATCTGAGGTTACTTCTGTACCGGCAACACCCTTAAAGGTATCGTTAGGAAGTCTTATTGCACCTAAAAACTCTGCTCTTGCATTTATATATTTACGGATACTTTCGTCTTTCTTGTCCATTGTTCCAGATGATGTGATGAAGGCTATAACACCACCATTTCTCACCTTATCAATGGATTTTGCAAAGAAATAGTCATGGATAAGGAAGTTATTACGATTGTATTCCCTATCATTAACCTTAAATTCACCAAATGGAACATTCCCAATTGCCACATCAAAGAAGTTATTTGAAAAACTTGTCTCTTCAAATCCTTTAACTTGTATATTGCTTTCAGGATAAAGAAGCTTTGCAATTCTACCACTAACAGAATCAAGCTCAACTCCATAAAACTTTGACTTATTCATTTCATCTGGAAGATTACCAATAAAATTTCCAACTCCCATCGATGGTTCTAAGATATTTCCATTCTTGAATCCCATTTCTGAAAGCGTCTTATATACTCCATCAATTACAATTTTAGGCGTATAAAAAGCTGTTAAGGTAGATTCCTTAGCAGCCTCATATTCTGATGGTGATAAATTTTCTTTTAAGAAAGCTCTTGCTTCTTTCCATTGTCCGTCTTTACTTTCATCAAAGACATCAGCCAGTCCACCCCACCCAACATATTTAGCTAAAGTTTCCTGCGCTGTAATATCTAAATCCCTTTCCCCTTTTTCTATCCTGTTAAGCATTGAAATGGCTTCAAGATTATTATTTAACCTTTCAATTGGAGTAAGTTTATCAGGGAAAATATCTTCTGTAATTCTAAAGTTTGATACTTTCTCCTGTTTCTTTTCTTCAAGTCCAAAAAGTCTTTCTAAGTCACTTTCTAATCTATAAGGAATAACTTCTGAACCCGTAATCATTCCTCCAAGAAACTCAACATTATCTTTTATTGTAACAGTCTTAAGACCACCACCCATCTTATCAAAGCGAGTTATAGTGTAGTCTTTATCTTTATAGTGAACTTCGTCTCCAACAAGTAGCTTAGGTCTATCAAAGCCAATCTTTTCTAGTAACTCTTTATCATCTGTAAAACTTACTATAGGCATCATATGATTGCCATTTCTTAGAGGAGCAAGTCTTAAGTCATTCTTTTTTAGAATCTCATTAAAGCTCACTTCATCATCAATCTTATATGCCTCATGATCCATGTAGACCGTTTTTCCAATAGATAAGTCTAATGATTTTTCCTTATCTTCTTCTGGATTAAGGTAATCAAATAGCGTCTCTTGTTTTACTTCAACTTGATTAGCTTCTACAACATAATCAGCAATCTTATATGCTTCATATTTTTCGCTATCAATTAAAGCATCAACCTTTGTGCTTTCCTTAAAATTGACTCCTCGATTAAGTGAATATTCCACTCCATCAAATTCTACTTTTCTTCCAGTATCTTCAAGGCTTATTCCTAAACTATCTTGTTTACTTGCAAGTATAAATTCATTGCCGACTTTAACTGCTATTTTCTCATTCTGATTGTTATATGCGTAGTCTTTAAGGCTATCAACAAACTCGCTCATCGTAACAAAGTCGATATTATCCTTAAAATCTTCAATCTGACTTATGCTTACTTCATCATTTATAAGATAACCTTTAAGCACATTAAACTTAGCAAGTTCAATATCTAACTCTTTCAGATACTTGATCTTTTCTAATGTAACACCGTCCAAGCCTTTGTTCCAATCATCAATAAGCCATTTTAAATGTTCCATCTTCCATACAGGTAGTTTAGGATCTGCAATCTCAGTAATTTCATTGTCATAAAAATCATACTCCTTTATGGCACTCATAATCTGTTCTAATTGTTTGAAATTAAAATCACCAATTCCAATGTTTGTGCCTTGAAGAGCTTCTTCTAATTTACTTGTAGCAAGTCTACTAATTGCAACATCTTTTTCTACTTCGTATTCTTCCATAATAGAGCCAACTTCTTCAGCAAAATTAGGACTTAATTCTTCTTCAAATTCATTTATTACTTCATTGCTAGTTTCTTTAGAAATTACATCATCTTCAAAACTAAGTTCCCCATTAAAGACCATTTGAAGCTCATGCTCATCCATCTGCTTTTTTAATTCTCTGTCTTTAAGTTCTCTAAAAGTCTTTGGGAAATCTTCTAAAATAAGTCTTTGAGCATTTAGTTCTTCAAGCTCATGAATATTAAAATATCCCCACTCTGGTTCAATTCCTAAAACAAGACCAAATGCATCTCCTGTTTCCCTATCATATTCCGTCATATACCATGTCCAGTTGCTTCTAAATGGAATGATATATGCTGCATGAACCTGAGTATCTGCCAGATCAGTATGCTCTTGGTCATAAAGTTTTGGAACACGCTCCAGCATTTCATCAGTCATTAAATTATATGGATCTTCTTTAGAATAGAAAAAGGAAGCATTTTCTGCTCCCTCGTTTATTTTCTCAATGCTATTTTCTAAGCTTCCACTATTTCCTTGATTGCCGTCTCTTTCAAAGCTGAAATCATCGCCTTGTATTCTGAACTCGTTTCGCTCTCTATTTTCCAAGCTTCCATCATCTTCGGCTTCTCTTTTCTCATAAAGTCTATGGCTCTCTTTTGAACCACCATCAAGTGTTTCACTAGACTCTTCTCTTTGTAAAGGTCTATTAGCATTTGATAGTGTTTCTCCTCGCTGCTCTCTGTTAGAAAATCCAATCTCATCACTGCGTAAATTGGATTCGGAAATTCTTCCATAAATTTCTTCTCTTCCTCCAGATTGTTCAAAGTCTTCTCTTTGATTATCGAAATTATCTCGTCCGTATTCTCCATCCCTGAAAATTCGGTTTCCATCATTATCATCTCTTTCGTCATTTGATCGAATAGCATTCTCCATACCTCCTAATTCTTTATTATTTTCATTAAGCTTATTATAATCGGCACCTATACTCTTTGTCAGGTCTTGATTGACAGATAAATTTCTTGTTCTTAACATTGTAGCTTCAATAATATTGCTACAAGCATTGGAAATGCAATTACCAGCACTCATTAAAGAAATTCTATCTAAGTACTTAAAATTTTCTTGTAAGTCATCCATTGAAATAGGATAATCCAAATTAAATCTATTTGAAATTGCAAAGCTAATAGAATTTCTCATAAAGTTTACAAATGAGTTTCTATCTTCATCAGCAATCCTCAGATTATTCGCAAGCTCATATATGCTTCCATCTGCGTATATTCTGCTAAGTGAATATAAGTTCTCTGATAGGCTATTACTTGAATCATAGCCTTGTAGTTCAATCATATCTTTTAATGCATTTTCATGCTTTTCTCTATCAAAAGACCATAGTTCCACTTCATTCACATTTCTATCCATCGATACCGTCTGACTAATATCGAAGATATATCCTACCTTTTGGAAAGCATTACTGTCATTTAGAATAGGTATCCCTTTTTGCCCTCTCATAACAGTTCGATTAAATCTTTCCCTCCACATATCAAAGCTTGCACAAGCAGTTGCGTTGGGATTTTTATCATAGATACTAAGTTGACTTAAAAAGTCATATCTCTGATTATTTCCAATGACCTTTAAGAGTTTTAGATATTCTCTTTCACTATCTAAAACATCTCTTTTTACAAGCTCAATTATGTTGTAAAAATCATTCGTTCTCATCTTTACCTCCTAGTTCTTCAAAATTTCTTTTAATATTGCTTCTAACACGTTCACGACAATGCTATTTCCAGCTTGTTTATACAGTATTGACGATAATTTACCTTTTCTTCCTGGATATATAGCTTTAAGTTTATTAAAGTCTTCATCATCAAAACCCATAAGTCTAAAGCATTCTCGCTCTGTTAAATATCTATATTTACCATTACCTAGATCAATAATTCCTGAATTTGGAATACGCACTTGCTTGGTGGAAATTGTGTAGGCAAACTTATCTATCACTTTAAGTCTTCCTCTAAAATTATTATTCTTAGGATCTCCTCTTATATGTCGAAGCATTGACTCTTGCCTTACTTCATAAAGATTGGAAACATCTTTCTCTATAAATTCAGATATGTCCATTGCTTGCATTTTTTCGAGTTTAGCGAAGTTAAAAAGATTATTTCCCAAGATGCTCACAACAAAGATACGCTCTCTTTTCTGTGGTATTCCAAATTCTATAGCATTTAGAATTTCATATTTGTTCTCATATCCCAGTCTCTCCATTTCTTTTAAGTAATGAAAAAAGGAAGCTCTCAAATTTCTATCGAGAACTCCCTTTACATTTTCCCAAAGCACAACCTTGGGCTTGATATTCATTTCTTCTATTATTCGTATAGTTTCAAAAAGAAGACTACTTCTTGTACCGCTACCTTTTATGCCACCTTTCTTTAAGCCACTTCTACTAAAATCTTGACATGGACTACCATGCATTAATAAATCTATTCTTTCATCTGGTGGATGATAATCTACTATACTTTTAGGCTCAAATTCTTCACCATAAAGTGCATTATAGCTTTTAACACAGTTCTTATCTATCTCTACATAATCAACTGTCTTGTGAGGTATTTTTTGCCTAATTAAAGCTTTTTTAATAGCACCAATACCACCAAACAATTCTAATACATTCAACTCATCTATTTTCATCACCTCCAATAAAACAAGGAGACAAGAATAACTCTCATTCCCTAAAAACTATTTACGATATATTCCTATTGTTTCTCTTATCTTTTCCTCTATACCTTTTAAGAAGTCATCCTTATTTGCCTTGCCATTAGCAATGTCAGATAGTCTCATTTCCCATTCAGCAGTAGTTTCTGGCGATTTAAAAGTATCTGAAACAATAGTCACCAAACTAATTCCTTTATTGGTTGCAATTAGATTCTTTTTATCTCTTTCGATAAAACCTTTGAAAATTAAGCTTTCAATAATACCTGCACGAGTTGCCGGTGTACCAAGTCCTTTTCTTTCTACCTCAATGCCTTTTTCTAATGCTTCATTACCTGCTACTTCCATAGCCTTTAAAAGCGTATCTTCCGTAAAATGTTTAGGTGGTGTTGTATATTTCTCTTTTACTTCTTTATTTTTAATTTCAAATACATCTCCAACCTTTATATCTGGAAGTAGTATATCTTCCGTTTTCTTCGTTTTATATTCTTTTAGATACTTAGTGAATCCCTCATCAATAATCACTTTGCCACTACTACTAAATTCAAAACCATCAAACTCAGCAATAATTTTTGTAGTATTTTCTACCAAAGGGTATCCAACACTTGCATGAAGTTTATTTGATATAAGTCTATATACTCTTGCTTCACTCTCTGGAATCCTTTCAATATCTGCTTGTAGTGAACTTGCTGTCGGTATAATCGCATGGTGATCTGTAACTTTCTTTGAATCAAACACCATTTTAATTCTTTCAGTATCAAAGTCATTCTTACCTAAGATATTGTTAATAGTGCTTGTAATCATATCTTCCGTAAGATAACGACTATCCGTTCTTGGATAGGTAATAAGTTTCTTCTCATAAAGACTTTGAGCATAATCAAGTGTCTGTTTAGCACTATATCCAAAATACTTATTGCACTCTCTTTGAAGTGTTGTCAAATCAAATGGTAGCTCTGGTTTTGTAATCTTTTCCTTCTTAACAACATCTGTAATCTCTATATTATTTCCTACTAAGTTCAGCAGTTGATCTGCTATATCCTTATTGTCTATTCTTTCCGTTGAAACTGTGAAACCATTTAGATATAGATCTACTGTATAGTATTTTTCTTTCTTGAAATTACTGATTTCATCATCCCTATTTACAATCATTGCAAGTGTAGGTGTTTGCACTCTCCCTACACTATAATTTTGCTTATACAAGCAAGAATAAAGCCTGCTAATATTCATTCCGACTAACCAATCAGCAATCGCTCTTGCCTTGGCAGATTCAAATAAATCATCATAGTAACTTCCATCTTTTAAGTTATTGAAACCATCTTTAATTGCACTATCTTCCATTGATGAAATCCAAAGTCGTTTCATCTGCTTCTTACAGTTTGCTTGATTGTAAACAAGTCTAAAAATACTTTCTCCCTCACGACCTGCATCACAAGCATTTACTACATTCCCTACTTCTTTATCATTCAATAGTTTCTTCAAGATACTAAATTGTTTCTTAGTAGATTTTGAAACCTCATACTTATATTCACTCGGAATAATCGGTAAATCTTCCATATTCCACTTAGCATACTTTTCATCGTAGCTATCAGGATTTGCCATCTGAATCAGATGACCTACGCACCAGGATACCCTATATCCACTTCCCTCGTAGTATCCTTCTTTCTTTTTTGTAGCTCCTATTACCTTTGCAATTGATATAGCTACACTCGGTTTTTCTGCAATAACTAAATCCATATTATCTCCAATCTTTCAAATAAAATAAGGCGAAAGATAATACTCCCTCGCCTTTAAATTGCACCAAAAATCATATAGTTTATGGTGCATTTTATTCTTCATCTTCTTCGATTTCTTCAACCTCTATTTCTGATGTTTCTTCACTTTCATCAGCTTCAGAGAAAAAATCATCGTCATCATCTTCTAATGCTTCAAGTTCTTCATTCTCTTTCTTTTTAACAACCTTAAAGTAATAACCTGCACCTAATGCTCCAACTACTACAAGAATCAGAATTAAGTATGTTCCCATATTACTACCCTCTTCTTTTTTCACTGGTTTAGGCTCTTCTTTTATTGGATCTTCCTTTACAATCTCCTTTTGTGTTGCTTTCTTTTCAACCATATTTAACAAATCATCTTCTGAAACTTCTGTTAAAAGCATTACATTCTCGCTATCTTCATCATGATTAATGATTAGATGAAAAGTCTTTCCATTTTTAGTTGTAAAAGTTACAAACTGTCTTGCGTCTGCTGAATACATATCCGTAGGCTTATTATCTTTACCATCGTTGTGGTGAATTGGATAATCTTTGTTTGCATTATCCTTATTCTCTGTAACAGATCCTCTTGCCTTTGATGGTGCTGACGCTACTCCTTTATTGGTATTTACAGGCTTACTTGTTCCATCCATAGAAGACGTATCTTCATTACTTGAAGTCTGTTTAGGTGTTAGCTTATTCGGATAACGGATTTCCTGTTTCTCCTCTTTTTTATCCGACTTAGTTTCTACCTTATTTTCTGTCTTAGATGTTGGTGTTGAAATATTACCAGAAGCATCGCTTCCTTTTCCTGTATTTATAGATGTGCTTGGAATAAAACTACTAAATGATCCACTGTTTTTAGGTACTGGATTTGAAATAGTTGGATTAACATTAGTTCCTATCTTATTTACAGAATTAAACTTTTTCTGTAGTTCCTTAGTCTTCTTTTCTAACTCTTCAATAGATTTTTTAAGCTCAATATTTTCTTTTGAAGAATCAATAGAATCCTTATCCTTTTTGATTTTCTTTTCCAAAGATTCAATTTCATCTTCAAGATTTTTGATTTTATCTTTTTGCTTATCACTTAGCTTGTTTTTGTCCTTAAGTTCCCTACTAAGATTATCCACCTTTTCTTTTAACTCTTTAGACTCCTTATCCATCTTGTCTAAATCATTTTGAGTAATATTAGTTTGAGTTGATGAATCTTTCTTAGGTTCTTCTGTTTGAGTGGCTTTATCCTGTTTTGCTTCATCAGACTTCTTTTCTTTATCTTTCTCATTTTCAGTCTGAGTTGCTTCATCTTTTACAATCTTTTCTACCTTACGGATAATCTCATCTTTCCCATCGCCTTTTACTTCATAATAAAGAAAATTATCAATGAACTTCATATCATCAGGTAACATTGGTAAATCGCCACTATCAAGGATTTGTCCTTTATTCGCTTTTATAATTTCATCCTTAAATACTTTCTCGTCTGAAAATACATATTTAACCTTTACTTCAAATTTCTCTTCCGTTTCTGCAAGAGCTTCAATCGGATTAAGCATTGAAAGTACAGTTCCATCTTTTGCAAATACAATCTGCTTATTTACAGTCATCACACCTATAATTGAAACCAAAAGTAATGCTACTCCAATAAGTGCGACCAATACTTTCTTATTCTTCAATTTGCTTTTCATTACTATATTTCTCCTTTTCTTTTTTCTCTTTAAACATCTTCACTAATTCTTCAAGAGTGATTTTATTCTCTCTACAAATCACTACATATTCCTGGTCTAATAGTTCTTCTTTACGAATAAATAAAGGCTCTAAATCTTTATCGATCTGAGCCTTCTTATCTAATAACTTTTGAACATTAACAGTATTCAGTTCCCTATTCACATTTCCCGCTCCTTTCTATCTTTGTACATTTGGTGGAAATCCAAAGCCTACTGGATGATGTTTACAGAATGTCGCAATCCAATCATCTAAGGTTGTAACCCTTACTACGCCAATATTATCCATTACCTTACCATCACCAATATAGATACCGACATGACCATAAGTAAGTCCAGCTTGTCCACCACTACTGCTACTTTCAACAGCTACAAGCATTCCTACTTTTAACTTTGATCTATCGGAAGTAAATGTATGGTTTCGATACATATCATTAGCATTACCTCCTATATATCCAAGACCTGCATTTTGATATACCTGAGAAACCCACATTGCACACCAACCAGCTCCAGGTGATGGAGTAATATATGCTGCATTTACAATTTTCTTTTGAACATCAGACGATGCTTCGTATTCTTTTCCTCCACCAATGCCACCATTTGCAGTAATGAGATTCGTGTTTCCAAACATTTCACCCATATTCCCCTGTGCAAGGAATAGTGCCTCATAATGCTTTAAATTGTCTGGATACTTGGCGAAGACTTCTCTAACCACACTATCCATTTCCTTTTTACTTAAAGTAACAATGAGTTTTTTATACTCATACGGTTCTTCATGGCTCTCGGTATATTCATTTCCTTCTTCATCAGTGTAAGTTTCAGTTACAGTCTTATACCTTATCTCTATTTCCTCTTTATAATCGACATGGTACATAGTCTTAAATAAGTCATCTAAAATATTACTAACTTCAGATAAATTCTTTACTTCACCACATCTTGAAGTGATATAGGATAAAAGTTCATGAACATTATGACCAATATCTCCATTTTTTCTTACGATATATTCATCATATCCTGGATTATTCTTTTCTACATTTTCAAGCTCACTATATAAGTCATTCTCCTTGTTTGAGAAACTTTGATTAATCTCAGTTAAAACATTTGGTCTTGATAAATATGATGTTGTTAAAACACTACTTGTAGAATTAGCAAATCCACCCATTGTCATGCTTGCAAAGTTAAATACAAAAGTTCCAAAAAAAATTATGGCAACCACTACTATTGCTGCCACTTTTGCTTTTCTTATGATGAAGTCTTTAGATACCTTGAATGTATCCATCAGTGTCTTTTTAACTCTATCTCTAATTCTTGTCTTATTTTGCTTATAGATAGCTGACTTCATCTGTTTCTTCTTTTGAAACTTTTTATAAGTATTTGCTTTTTTATATTTGTCGGTTTTTTTAACCTCATCCATGCACTTTCTAAACTCAAGTTTGGACTTTCTACTTTTAATTTTCCTATCGCTCTTTTCTAAATCATATAGCTTCTTTCTTTTTCTCTTATCCGAATAATTCTTTACGCCATGAATAAGTTTAGAGGAACTTCCTAAGCCTTTTTCAGCAGCTTCAACCGATGCATTTTCATCACTACCAGATGATAGATAAGTACTTGTAACTTCACCAAGTTTTGCGGCTCCAATCACACTTCCACCGACTAAGGTTTCTTTGTTATACCTTTTATAAATCTGATTTTTCTTTTCCCTATCTTTGATGGCTTCTTTACCAGTTTTAGAAGCTTTAGTATTATCTTCCTTTTTCTTATCCGTCCCTTTTCTTGTAAAGAGCTTATCAGAATAGTTCTTTCTTTTAAGTGACCTTTTCTGCTTTTCATAAAGTTTGGATTTTTTATTACCTAAAGGCTCATATGATACATCACTGTCTCTAAAGTCATTATCGTATCTGTCAATAACTCCATCACCATCTTGGTCTTTTGCCAAAGGATCATTGATACGGTTTTCTTTAACCTCTGTTTGATAATCTGACTTGGCTACTTCGGCTTCCAAACTATTACTTCGAGTATTTCTTTTTATTGCATTTTTACTCTTGTTACTTGTGTCTATTTCACTAGTAATATCAGCTCTTTTACTTATCTTCTCATGAATTTTTTCTTGAAACCTGTTTTCTTCTTTGACTACCTTATCCCTGTAATCATCTCCAGTTTTTCTTTTGTAATCCAAGACATCAGCTGTTTCAGCCTTTGTGATGCTTTTCTCTTCTCTTGCCTTTAACTTTTCATTCAAATCTCGCTTTCTTTTTTTACTCATAAGACGCTACCTCACTTCTTCAGGTTTAGTAGTCATCTTTTGATATAGGATTGTGTCTTTAGGGAAATTATCTACAAATGGAACAATGGTGTTTCCAAAGAAAATTAAACCTTCGCCTGCTCTTGAATTGGTGACGAATTTTTCCTGATCCTTTGAGATTTTAAGCTTTACAACAAGCCAATCTCTATCACCTGTTGCTTGATTAAGCATTAGAATAAAATCCGTATTATCGAAAATATTTTCAATTTCTTTACTTGCAAGTAGGTCTTTAACGTTCTGTGTAATTCCTGTTGGAATACCACCCCATTTTCTAAATCTCTTCCAGATTTCCACCGAATACTGTGAAGTCTGTTCATCCTTTAAAAGCAAGTGAAACTCGTCAATGTAATACCTTGTACTTTTGCCGGTATTTCTATTTTGAGAAACCTTATTCCAAACCTGGTCTTGAATAACAAGCATTCCTATTTTCTTAAGCTGCGTTCCAAGTTCCTTAATATCAAAACAAATTAACTGCTTATTTAAGTCCACATTTGACTGATGATTGAAGACATTAAGACTTCCTGAAACATAGATTTCCATTTCTGTTGCAAGTTTCTTTCCTACCTTTTCTTCTTGCCCTTTTAACATATTGTAAAGGTCTTGGAGTATAGGCATATTCTCTGGAATAGGATTTTCAAAATACTTCTCATAAATTCTTGGTAAGCACCTATCTATAACAGACTTTTCTTCTGCCGTAAGTCCGCTACCACCAACTACAAGTTCAAGCATAGATATAATAAAGTTTGCCTTATCCTTAAGTGGTGCATCACCATCTCCATAGTTCATATTTATATCCAGTGGATTGAGATAGTCTTTACTCTTTGCACTAACCTTAATGACTTCTCCCTTGAACTGTTTAACAAGATTGCCATATTCACCCTCTGGATCACAAATAATGACATCATCATCTGTTGTAAGAATAGCATTTGCCATTTCACGCTTTGCAGAAAATGACTTACCAGAACCAGGCGTACCTAAAATTAAGCCATTTGGATTTTTAAGCATTTTTCTATCAGCCATAATAAGATTATGGCTTAGGGCATTTAATCCATAGTACAAGCTATTTGATGAGTTTATGAAAAGCTCCTCTGTTGTAAATGGTAAAAAGACTGCTGTAGATGATGAGGTTAGCCCTCTATCTATTTCAATCTTATTTACTCCAAGAGGTAATACACTGATAAAACCTTGTTCTTGACTATGATCTAAGCGTTTAATCTTACAATTATGCTTACTTGCAATAGATGAAATCTGAGAAATAGTCGTATCTAGCTTTTGTACTGTCCTTGCAAAATTCATAAAGACAATCGTTACGATAAACATACGCTCATCTCTTGTCTGGAGATCTTTTAAAAGCATCTTGATATTATCACCATAGGTAATTAAATCACTTGGCAAGATGTCCATATCATATCCACTTCGAACCGCCTTTTTGTTTTCCTCAATCTTCATCTTATCAATATCTGTATTTTTTCTTTTCACCATTTTAATAGCTTCTGTCTGCTCAACTGCCTTGATATGAAAAGAAATATTGATGTTGTCATCTATATCTAAAAATTCTGCAAGCATTCTATCCGATAGCTCACTTGCAAGTATTTGAAGATGACTTACTGCTCCAATATATTTTCCAAACTTAAAATACTTACTTGGCACGAAGTTAAAAGAATCTGGTGCAATAACAGTCTTTGTACTTTCTCTTGGTTTTAAGTCTTTATAGGAAAAAGAAAAGAGCTTATCTGGATTTAAAATATCATGTAAGACTTTTAGTCTTTCTGTTCCAGTTAAGCCCTCAGCACGAACTCCCATACTCTTTAGATTTGACAATATATCAATCTCAAGTCGCTCAAGTTTTGCAGTCGCTTGCTCCAAACTATCCGCTTCCACTCCAAAAGTAATATACCTCGATTTCTTTAGCCCGTTGTTTCCCTTTGCAAGCTGACTTTTTAACATCTCACGAAACTCTAATCGAATATCATCATAACCATCATTTTTATCCGGTATCTGAATAGCTGTTTTTAATTCATTATTTCTTCCAAGCTGATTGATATATGAAAATTCAATGTCTACACTTGGATCAAAAGAGTTTAAGACATTCACAAATTGATTGAAAATCAAATCTTTATCCTCTTCTAAGGCAAGCTGATAGTTTATATCTTGAAATGCAATACACTTATTAAAGTGCTTTTCATCAAGCTGGCATATTCCACTTTTTAGCATTCTCAGATAAGGTATTGTGTCTTCAACAGTGTATCTCTTAGGCTCTTTCTTAAATATTAAGTCGATTAGAGAAGCTTTTTTCTTCTGCTTAGTCAGCTTTTCTTTTTTCAGGTTTCTTTTGTTTTCCTTTAATATCTTTTGATTTTTTTCTAACTGAATTTGCTGTATTTTTCTTTTCTTGTTCAAGGTAAACCTCCTTTCTCACTCGCTTCTGTGGTTGATAAAACTTGTGTAGATATATGTGCTTAAAATATTTCTCAAAGGTAAGTCCATCTTTTTCAAATAGTGTTACAAAGAAGATTGGAAGCGTTGATACAATTAAAAACAGTATCGCTATATCATTTGGTATAAACTTTCTCATAAATAAATAGACTGGTATACCAACCAGTCCAGCAAGTGTAAATCCTATTAATTGTCTTCTTGTAAGATTAAAGGCTACCTTTGTTTTTACCTTTTTTAAATCTTTGGGAATTGGTACATAGCCCATAGCTTACCTCCCATCTTCTTTTTCCTTTGAAAATGCTTCAAAATGCTCATAGCATGAAGCAACTTCATTTCTCATCTCTTCTAATTCTGACTCAATGAATGCATTTTTCTGCTCTTGATAACAAAGAATAGATTTCACATCATCTCTTGTACTTTTTACTTCATATTCTAAATTCTTTAATTTTTTCCTGTAAAAAATCGAGATAGCAAATGCTCCAATCCCTACTACAATAATTGAAACAGGAAACAACTTTTTCTTTACTTCTATCATTAAAAATCCTCCTTAATGTGCATTTAATACACTCTTTGCAAGCGTTCCGCTCTTTAACATCATTAGACCAAGAAGTAATGCATAGCCTAATATCATAAAAGTACTTGCATGAATGTCTGTTATCTTTATCGTCTTTACTAAAACTGCGTAAATACCCAAGCATATAATCAAGAATAAGCCTTGAAGTCCAATAGCAAACAGACCTTTGATATAGTTTGTTCCAATTTGTCCCCACTCCTTATTTCCCATAGTGGCAAATGGAATTGCTGAAACCGAACAATAAACATATATCTCAAACATTCTGCCATAGACGACTAGCATAATGACTACCGACATAACCTGTATTGCAACTTTAACAAGCGAGGTTTCAAAGAGTATCATCACCAGTTCTCCAAGTCCTTTGTCTTTTAATCCCTCAACCATCTGAACAATTTGATCACCTGAAACGGTGGCAGAAGTATTGATTACTCCTGCCGCCTGATTTACAAGGTGTTGTGCGACATCGAAAACTGCCATTGAGAATGTAAAGGCATGAGATACTAGCCATACAGCTATCCACATCTTTATCATGTATTTAAAAAACTCAAAGGTATCTGTATCGGTTGATATTTGTCAACAAAGTTTTTCAAATATTTACAAATAAAAAAAGAGGTAGCCACCATTTTTAGTAGTTACCTCTAATCTCATCTATATTTTACTTGTCGTAGTTTATAAGCCTTATTGTTTCTTTTTTTACATCTACCTTTACAATATCATATCCTGCATTATAAATAGAATTTCCCATAGGTCTATCTTCACTTGCATACCAATAGCTTGGATAGGTTCTTGCTGATTTGCAAAGTTTTCTGCCTATAAGTTCTTCCACCTTTGAAAAATCAAGCTCTATTTCTCTGTCTTGCCCTTTCAGATATTCTGTTATCGGTGAAAATCTGCTGTCTTTGTGAATATACTTTTTATCTTCTTTTTCCTCTATATAGGTATCTTCCTTTATTTCATCATCCTTTTCTATTTCAAACTTACCGATAAAGTTAAAGTAAATATCTATCCTTTGAGTAAACTTATATCTTTTAAGTTTTTGTTTTTGGTAGATTATTATTTTATCTATCAGTTGATTTATCATTGAGGTTGTGAGTATCGAAAAATCAGTAAAACTCTTAATGGTTTTAATAAACTGTTCTGTGTTATCACTAACGGATTGTAATTTCTCCGTTACCTCCTCAAGTTCAACTATTTCAGTATTTAGTGTCTTTTGCTCCTCTGTGTATTGAACAGCTATCTTATTAAAGGTTTCATCGTTTATTCTGCCACTTGCATTATCTTCATATAGTTTTACAAACAGCCTATCTATCACAACAAGCCTATTTTTATCCGCTTTTAATTTCTTTATATTTTCCTTTTGACTTTTCTCCATTTCTTCAAGTCTTGCAGATATAACGATGTTTTTAAATTCTTCCTCATTATTCTCAATATATTTACTAATATCTTTTAAGGCTTCTAAAATAAGTTCTCTTACTACTTTTGTTCTGATATAATGTGCAGAACATTCATTTCTATGTTTCTGATAGGTTGAACATATATAATTATCGTACCTGACATCTTCTTTGTAATGTCCTGTACCCTTTCTATTTATCCCTCTTGAATTATATAGTTTTTCTCCACAATCTCCACAAAACAGCTTGCCTGTTAGTGGATTTACCGTTCCCTCTCTTGACTGCCTTCTTGTCGTTTTCAAAAGGGAATTGGCAATTTCCCATGTTTCTTTGTCAATAATCGCTTCATGAGTATTTTCAAAAATAGCCCAATTTTCTTTTTTATTGGTGTACCTTCTCTTATCCTTAAAGCTTGGCTTGATGGTCTTAAAGTTTACAGTATGACCTAAGTATTCTTCACGTCTTACAATACACGAAATACTTGTTCCCCACCAACGATATGGTGTGTCAAATTCCTTATTGATACGATTCCCATAGCCATTCATAGCCATATAGTACGATGGAGAATAGACTTTCTCTTTGTATAATAAATCTGCTATCTGATAGGGTCCAAGTCCACTTACAACTAAAGAGTAAATCCTCTTTACAACTTTTGCAGCTTCTTCATCAATAATCCACTTATCCTTGTTATCAGGGTCTTTTTTATATCCATATATGGCATGGCTTCCTGTATGCTTTCCCTCAAGTCCCTTTGCCCTATATACTGCCTTAATTTTTCTACTGGTATCTACTGCATAGATTTCATTAATAATATTTTTGATTGGAATACTTATATCTGTTTCCATATCGGTAGTAAAGGTATCTACATTATCATTTATGGCAATAAATCTTACATTATGCTTCGGAAAAAATTCTGTTGTATAGATCCCTACATGAAGATGATTTCTTCCAAATCTGGACAAGTCTTTTACAATTACTGTTCCTATTTCTCCATTTGCAACCCTTGTTATCATATTTTGAAATTCAGGTCTGTCAAAATTTGTTCCTGAGTAGCCGTCATCAATGAAAAATTCACACTGAAAAAAGCCACTCTGCTTGGCAAACTGGCTTAAAATCTTCTTTTGATTTGTAATGGAATTGCTTTCTCCTTGAAGTTCATCATCTCTTGATAAACGACAATAAAGAGCTGTTTTTCTGTTAGCTTGAATAGACATATTTTCCTCCTGTCTATCAAGCCTACCTACGATATTTGTATTATACTCCTTTTTCATAATTTTTTCCACCATTAATTGTCGCTATTTTTTATAACTTCCTGCTTAATGATTGATTTCATCTTATCTTTCAGCTCTTTTCCATTTTTCTTACAAAAGATATTTACAGTGTATTTTGTATTTCCAATTTCTTTTTGAATTACTTTAGTTTTTTTATTGTCTGTGTTTTCTGTTTGTATGGTATTCATAAATTCTCCTTCCTGTAAAATAAAAAAAGCGATTAGAATTTCTACTTTTCCAATCGCCTTTACTCGTCTATTAAGTTTTGTGCTTTCTTCAGCTTTTCTTTACTTTGTATTTTTCTCCTATCAAGTCCTATTACCCTAAGAGGTAAGCACATTTCTATTATCCTTGAATAAATCCTGCCAAGCATTATATCTTCCTGTTCTTTCTCTATGTCTTTGAAATTTAGGTTTGTAGTTATAATGGTCAGTCTTGCCTTTAGGTATCTTGCATTTATCACATTGTAGATTTGCTCTAAGGCGTATTCTGTATTCCTTTCTATTCCAAAATCATCAAGGATTAGTAGAGTAGGATTTGTTATTTGCTCTATATATTCATTTCTATCAAGGTTAAAGCCACCTTTTTGTAAATCATTTAGTATCTGTGCAAAGTTTCTCATTTTAACAGTATAGGAATACTCTGTGATTATGGCATTTGCTATTGAACAAGCAAGATAGGTCTTACCACTTCCTACATTTCCATATAAGAGTAAACCTACATTGTCCTTTCTCATTTCTTCAAAATGCTTTACATAGTTTTAGTTTTTTTGATGATTTCTTTGTCGGTATCTTCATCAGCATTTTCAAAGGTATAGGCTATTTGATTTTTGGATATAAAGCAGTTTTTTCTAAGTCTATCCTGTTCAATCTGCTTTTCTCTTAATTTTTCTTGCTCTGCTCTATCTCTATCACATTTACAAGCATTTCTAATTATCATTAGCTTTTTATCTAACATTGGAATAGGCTTTCCGTCTATTCTTTCATTACAAGTCTTACAATAGATATGTCCGTCTTTTTCATAGTGAGTTTCTTTGTTGTAGGTAAAATCTGTACCTTGTATTTTTGTAGTTATCATATTTTGAGTATCTTTGTTATTCATAGCTTTCATCCTCCTTGTTCTTATTTAAGTGGTGGAATGCGTTTTAAGGCTTATTTTTTATATTGGGTATACTCTGATACCTCTTTCAGCTTTAATACTCTAAAAACACCTTTCCACCTTGTTATATGATATTTATAGGCTGTCGCTGTCCTCATAGTTGGTTGAATAGGTTTTAGAACTTTTATTTTGAATATTTTTCTGTGTTAGTTTCTCTTTGTCCTGTTCATACCAATTAAGGATTGTTACATAGTGGTCTTTGTAGTCTTTTCCTGAACCTTTGATATATCTTGATAATTTTTCAATCATCGTATCGGTATGTCCTTTTAGCCTATCCTTTAGCTTTTGGTATTCCTCATCAGTTAATCGAATATTTTTATATTCTCCGTAAAGAGAAAAGGGGCTAGCCTGTTCTATGCTCCCCTTATCTATACTAACCTTATCTAATCTACCCTTACCTATACTATGCGGACAAACGGTTGACACTTGGTTGTCATTTGGTATACCAAGATTTTCAAGCCTTATATATGCTCCGTTTTCTGTTTGTGTTAAACTTTGTTTTTCCGTAATATACATAGTTTCTTTTCGTCTGTCATTTCTGATGTAGTTATTTATCTTCCAATGAGTAATGACTATAATTCCTCTCTCAAAGACAATTACAAATCCCTTTGTAATTAGGATTTTTAAGTCATCTTCATTTGCTCCTATAATTTTTATTATCTTCTTAGGATTATCCACAAATCCGTCATCATCTGCCCTCATTGATAGATGAAAATATAGGCACTGACTACTTAGTGGCATATCCAAAAATAAGTCACTATCCACTATCTTTAGTGAAAACATTCTTTTATCTGCCATGCTCTCCTACCTTTCTTCAAATAAAAAAGACGATAGTTTCTTACTTCTATCGCCTTTTGTAAGTTCATATTTTATTTTTCTGAATCTAATTCTTTTATAGACTCTTCTATTTCTTCAATAGATGGTAAGCTACTTTTATATTCCTGCTCAAGTAATTTGCTAATTTCATACTTACTTATTCCTATTGGCTGTGAGATATTTTCAAGCGAATATTCAGCGACTACATTATCTTTATCTCTGCAAATTAGTATTCCTATGGTTTGATTATCACTATTTGATTTCATATTCTTATTTACAGCTGTTACATAAAAATTGAGTTGACCTGCAAATTCCGGCTTAAATTTTTCTGTCTTTAATTCTACTACAACATAAGAGTGTAGTTTAACATGATAGAAAAGTAAGTCCATATAAAAATCACTTTCTCCAACCTTGATATGGACTTGCCTACCCATGTAAGAAAATCCTGTCCCAAGTTCCAAAAGAAAAGAAGTTATTTGATTTACTAATGCTTCTTCCAACTCTCTTTCATCATATTTATCCCTTATTGTTAGAAAATCAAAGTTGTATGGATCTTTTATTGTTTGCTTAGCTAATTCAGATTGGACAGCCGGTAACCTATTATCAAAATTAGTAACTGCATTCCCAACCCTTTTATATAAATCTCCATCAATCTGATGTTCCAAAACCGTCCTGCTCCATCCATTTTCAATAGTCTTATCTATATAAAACAAAGCCTCTTTGACATCTTTACACTTATACATAATCCTTTGATTATGTCCCCAAGGAATACTTTTTATTCTTCTTTCAATATCCGATAATTGGGTTACAGCTTGTAACCCAATTAAGTAATCATTATAAAAGTTATACCAATATCTTATGTGTTTTAAGTTTACGGCTGAAAATCCTCCCATGTCTGGAAATTCTTTTCTTAAATCACTACTCAATAATTTTAGAAAACTATCACCCCAAGAATATTGCTTTTGTTTTTCAACAATTTCTTTCCCCAAGTTCCAATACAAATCAAGCAACTCATAATTAACTTTTACTGCTGCTTTTAATTGACTGCGTCTAACTTTTTCCTTTAAATCTAAAAGTAATTTTTTATATTCACTATCTCCTATAATAGCCAAATCTTTTTTATCCATTCTAATCACTCCAATCTGATTCTTTAATTTATTCTGTTTCTTACACCAATGGTGGGAGTTTTAATCTTTTTATCATAATCAGCTTACGGTTAACAAGCTCATTTTATCATCAAAGTTTTATTTTAATTGACATAATTATACCAAAAATAAAGGCTCTTTTCTATCTTTCAGTTTCCTTATGAATATGGTCTTTATTCTTGTAATACTTCTTTGCCCATGCTTTTTGCCTATCCTCTTTTTTAATCTGCCTTTGAAATTCTTCTAATGCCATTTTTACACTTGGTTTTTCTCCTCTTGCAATAGCCTTTTTATAGGCTATTTCTATCTCAATATTTATAACTATTCCAAAGTCTTTATTTACTTCTCCTACTACATATTTGATATGGTTTATTTGAGTAATTTCCTCTTTTATAAATTTTTGGTTAAAAGTGAGATGATTTATATCTGTCTGCAACTCTCTTTTTTCTTTCTCCCATTTCTTTGTTTCTATCTTTTCACTTCCACTTAATTTTTTTAGAATAGATTTTGCTCTAATATATTTATCAATTTCTTCTTTATGGGAATTGTAATATTCTTCTTTACTTGTTCCTGCTATTTTACTGAAGATAGAATTACCAGCTCCTTTGTATCTATCATAGACAGTTTTATGTTCTCTCATTATTTTAGCCTGTTTGATTATAGTTTCTATGTTCTTAATTTGCTTATTACAGTCGGCTATGCTTTCCTTATTTTCTTTTAGCTTTGTCAATACTTCATCTTTTTTACACTGTATATCTATGATTGTCTTTAGGTTATTGCTGCTCATATAGGATAGGGCATTAACATATTTTTTAGAGTCAAAATGTTCTTTTCTCATTCTACTGTCATAACTTAGATTTTTAGAAAGTTCCTTTTGAATTTTATAGTAGGTTTCAAGATAGGAATAAACATCAAAAAGGTCTGGAGTTAGGTTATATTCTTCTTGTTTTTCTTTAGAAAATCCTTTCAACAGTCCTTTTACCATATTTATCAAACTTAAAATCCAACTGCTTATTTCTGCAATTTCTTCTTTTAATTTTTTGAACTCTTTATTTAAGGCTATGATTTTTCTGTTTTGGTTTCCTCTCTCTGTCTGTATGCCTTTTTTCTCCATCTGATAACTGCTTGTGCCTAAATGAATTTGTGGGAGTTCTTCTCTGCCTTGTTCTTTAAAGGTGCGTGGATCTATCCTTTTATTTATGTTGTTCCTTGCCAAGTATTCGTTTGCTTTCTTTGAAAAGTTTTCTCTCCACTCTTTTGCTTTGTCAGGTTCGTTCCAATCGTTCAAATTTACTTTTCTTGATTTAAAGTTTCCGCTTTTCAGTTTTATCTTTTCTCCGTTTTCATCAAGGATATATTCTTTTCTGCATTTCGGTTTCCAATTCCCTTTTTCGTCTATTTCTCTAAGGGTAAGTAAGATATGGGCGTGTGGTTGTTCTTCATTATCGCTTGCCATAGGATTATGAATATTACAGTCTGCTATCATACCTTTAGAAGTAAAGTTTTCTTCTATAAATTCGCTGATTAATTTTATTCTGTCCTGTTCATTTAATTCTCTTGGAAGTGTAAAGAGCAGATTTCTTGCAAGTTGTGAATTTTTACTTTTTTCGATTTTCTCAACTTCATTCCATAGGTATTCTCTGTTTGAAAACTCTTTCGGGATATGTTCCGGCAGAAATATTTTTGAGAATACAAGGTCTTCTTTTTTAGAATAATCATGTGTTTTTCCATAGTATTCATCTTGTAATTTATCTCTTGCATTGTATGCAGCTTTTGCAATCACGCTATGCCCTTTTGACCTTGAAACTATATCTACATGGGTATGTAGGCTTTTGATTTCCATTCTTTTTCGCTCCTTTCCATTTATGATTTTTATATTTTTAGGCATAAGAAAAGCAGATAGATTTTTCTTAAAATTTTTCTATCTGCTAATCTCTATACGATATTTAATTTTTATATTTTAGTATCTTTATGATGTCAGGTATCTTCGCTCCCTTTTTCAAAGGGCGCAAAGATACACCGTTTAACTACGGTGCTTTGCGTTCCTGCGGAAAGCCTATCGCTCCGCTAAGAAATTCAAAAGGATAAATCCATTTTGAATTGTAAGGGGGCTACTCCCCCTTAAACCCCTGTGGACTTTGCTTTTTGTAGATTTACCAAGTCAACAAAAAAGCAAAGTGTTAAAAGTTCTCTCCACTTTGCACCATCAATTCTCATATTTACTTTTCATAAAAGCCACCTATCTAATCCTTATTTTTAATCTTCACTTTCTAAAAAATCATCCTCCATATCTTCATCTGAGTTTTCTACTTTCTGATTGTCTAACTTGTCATTTTCATCATTAGGATTTTTAGTTTCTTCTACATCAATTTCTTTATCTTTAATATGAATTTCCGTAAGTTCCTTTAGCTTTTCTCTGTTCCTGTTATCTGATAGTACATAGTCTAAAAAGGCATAAACTAAATCATTATTTGTATCTTCTTGCCTACCTGTAATTTCTCTTTCAAAGGCTTCAAACACTCCGCCCTTTTGAATTTTTCTTTGTGTCTCAGCTTTTCTTTTAATTGATTTTTCTTTTGATTAAGTAGCTTTTTTCTATTTTGTGCCTTTTCAATTTTGCATGTTTCTTTCTCAATTTCTTCCATTATTTTTTCTAATTCTTTCATCACAATTTCCTCCTTATATATTTTTTCAAACAAAAAATACTAAGCACTCATCTAAATACTTAGCATTTCTTTCAATAATATATATTTTCTTGATTCTTCCCAATTTTACTAAATAACACGCCTATTATTATAAAAATCCCAGATAATGACATAACAAATCTTATTCCCATATACTCCGATAGCATTCCCAGTATTATTATGCCAAATGGTGTAGCAACACTAATTATTGTTTGAATTACAGAAAATACCCTCCCAATATATCTTTCAGAAGTTATGCTTTGAATTATAATATTATTAAGAGTAGAATATAGTGTCATCGCAACACCCGAAACAAACAAAATTATTAAATATAGTATAAAATTAGACACCACACCCAAAAGAAATATTGAGAGTCCAAACACAATTACAGCTTCTTTTATAGTAACAGCATATTTCTTTATGGTATTGTTTTTTGCAAAAAAAGCAATATCCCTCCAACAAGAGTACCTACCGACCACATTGTCTCATTTAAAGTTAATTTCATTATAGAGCCAACATATACTTGGCTAACCAAAATTGGTGTGAAAAATGCAGGTATTGACACAAAAAAATTGAATAAAACACAAAACACTATAAGGCGATTTAATATTGTACTTTTCTTAATATGATTCCAAACATCATAAATATCTCTTGGGTTAAATATTTTATCTCCAGTATTATTTTCTTGTAATATTTTATACTTTATCTTGCTTAAAATTAAAATAGATATAATAGCAGTCAAAACATCAATGAGCAGGCTGCCCTTAAATCCAAATGTAGCTAATATAACTCCTCCTATCCCTGGAGAAACTAACTGTATCAAAGAATTCACTGTTGAATTTAAGCTATTCACTTTTTTTAACTCACTATTATCACAGATGTTTGGTAAAAACGAATTAACCATCGGTAACTGTATGCCCGCTCCAAAAGAACGTAAAACACATGTGATATAAATATATTTGAGCGAATCATATCCTTTGCTAATCATTATATACAATAATAACGTCACAAAAGCGGTAATAATATCACCGATAATTATTAAAACCTTTTTATTATATCTATCCCCTATATGACTCAGCCCCAATGCTATCAAAGCTTGCGGAATATATGTGCAAAGTATAGTTATTGTCAGAATATATGACGATGAAGTTTTTAATACCAAGTACCATATTATACTAAAATTTACGACTGAAGAACCTAACACTGAAATGCCTTGGCTCAAAATGAATTTTACAGCATCCCTATTTATTTGATAGTTAATCTTATTTTTCATTTTTTAAAATCCTTCAAGAGTTAATTGACCATTTATAATTTTTCTATTAACCCTTTCTTTTATAACATCATCATTATATATTTTATCGCACAAAATCGGACTATTTAAATCGTACTTACTCATAACATTCACCCCTCTATCTGCATAACAATAAGTGCAACCATTGCCACAAGTATTATATGCTCCTATATCAACACTTTCCAAACATAGACACTCCTTTCTCTGTCCTTTATCTTTTTGGTAGTGTGCGTCAAGCCCCGTAACACTTTTTATTAGCTCGCAACTTATACATGCTGTTTTTCTCAAATATTGGGCTTCTGTTTGTTGTTCACAACATAAGTGTATCGGGATACCTTTTGGTTTAGCTATGTCAAGAAAATTTTTCAATATATCAAGTTTCCTCTCCTCACTTACCTCTTTGAAATAATCTTTATTCCTTGTATAAATATCAATAAAACTTATCACCACATGGTCGCAATACTCTCCAATTTGTTCGCATAATTCTTTAAATGATTCTTTATGAAAATTCAAGTCGTATCTATCATTAAGTAAAATTGGATCGTATCTCCAAATCATTTTTTCCTTTCCAATCCTTTTACTTAATAATATAAAATTATCTACAATTTCTTTCTTATTAAACAGATATCTCTCAATGTCGTTCGAATAGTTAGTTATGGTATACAAAAAACAATATTTGTCGTATCCTATTTTTTCAATTTCATCTAAATATTGAACTAATGGGATTGCGTTTTTAGTCCAAAAAACTATAGCTTCCACCAAATCTGGACTTAAAATGATTTTACTTACCATCTTACGATTAACTGGATTTCTTGAGTATACAAATCCCTCTTTTAATCTTTTCACAAACCACTCAGAATAAAAAGCAGGTATATCTGTTCGCCTTGAAACAGATAATATCATATCGAAGACTCCTTACTACATTCTATACTTTTAAAAATATATTCAATATCTGAAGTGAATTTAATTTCAACATTCTTCCTATAATCAATATATTTACCATCAATCAAAAACTCTTTAAATCTTTTTATCATTTCACTACTATCTTCTATTATGAATATAGGTATATTATTCAAATATGCAAGCGTTATTTCGTTCAAAGTTCCATTGCAGCCACCAACAACAATCAATGAATCAGACGATTTAATCGCTAAAACACTCCTACCATCCCACCCCATATCTGTATATACATTGTATTTAGCATTTGTACTTAGTTCTTTTTTTCTGTAGCTTTATCTCTATAAAGAAATGCAATAGAATCTCCATTAAAATTCTCTGAACCCTCATTGGCAGCAAATGGAATTCCACTTCCGCCACCTGACACTAATGTCCAGCCTTTCTCCGCTACTTTCTCACCAATTCTTTTTGCTAAATCTAGAATTTCTATATTATTTTCGTCCCATGCTCCCGCAATCATAACATTCATAATCTACCTCTTATTTTCTTTTGTTATAATTCTCTTATATCCATTTTTTTCGAAGGCTTCATTTTTAAAAGTCTATCTAACTTTTCATTAGTAAGCTTTAATATGTCTATATCATATGCAACACAATTTCCTAGCAACAAAATCAACAAATCTGCATGTTCCTCTTCAAAATTATCTAGATCTTTTGTTATAGCCTCAGAAATCTCTCCTACTTCTTCCATAATCAAAGCCATTCTAAAAAGTTTATCTTCTCCGCCATTTGCCTTAAAATTATTTTGTTTATGCAATTGTTTTACTTTATTTAATAACTCTATCATACTTTTCTCCTATAAAACTATTTTTGCAAAACGTATGCAATATGATTAAAATCCTTATTGATACCAAATCTTTTTATCTCAATAATATCAAAATCACTTTCGTTTAAAAGTTTAATCATTGACTTATTATCATGATAATTAGAGGGAGCTCCATGTTCATACTTCCTGCTATGAGATTCAAAGTCATATGCGTTTCCTAATAATGCTAAATCAGGAACCAAATCAATAATTATAACCCTAGAATTTTTACAAACAATTTGATACAGTGATTTCAACAGATTCTCTTGGTCTAAAACGCTATGAAACATAAACGCTGAATAAATATAATCAAATTCACCTATACTACCAATCAGTTCAGAATTTATGCACTCCAAAGAACCATAGATTCCCTTTTTCTTTGCATGTTCCAACATATTTTGGGATATATCTATACCTGTCAACATCAACTTGCACTTACTATTTTTTACTACATTAAGTCCAAGAAGCCCTGTTCCTGTTCCCAACTCCAAAACTTTTATAAACTCACTATTTATTGGCATAAATTTATCAGCTATATATTTACCAAGTTCATCATAAGAATATCCTCTAAGTTTTAATTTTTCGTCCGCTTCTTGCTCATACGTATTAGCCCAATCATCAAAAGCACCAACTATATTTTCATAATAATTATTCATAATGTCCTCCTAACCTTTTTTCCCTAAAATATAGTAACTATAATCAAAATCTACCTGAATTTCGTTAGTTTGGCTCAGTGTCATACCAAACAATTCAATAAAATCACCTATAACACTATACTTTTCACTTTCATAGGCAAATATTTTTTGTATTGACCCAATTGAATACAAGAAACTAAAATAATCCTTCAGGTTCTTATATTTCACAACACAATGAGTATCTATAATGTCTAAAATTTCCATGTCTAAATTACTAACATATTTCTCCATACTAACCCTATTTATTCTTCCTAATAAGTCATTCTCCTCTTTAAATGGTAGTATAGTAGATTGATACTTCTCATTAGGAAACATCATGATTATTTTCCCATCAGATTTTAGTAACTCTTTCATGTGTTTCAGATTATTTCTTTTATCTCTCATGTGATGGAATACCTGCTTTAGGATAATTACATCAAACTTCTTATCACAAAAGTACTCCTCAAAATTCTTTTCCAGTATTTCAATATTGGGATACTCCAAAAGATTATAAGCTTTACTTATCATATCTTTGCTCATTTCTATCCCAGTGATGTTAATATCAGTTTTGTAATGCTCATATAATTTTTTAATAAGCTTTGCTGTCCCACATCCAATTTCTAAAAGCTCTATATCATCAGATAACAGACTATCTATCTCATTGGATATAAGTTCCATCATAAGATTATCCGATCCTTTTATGTCAAAAATGTAATTAGATTTTGTTTCCCATCCCTCTGCTACAGCTCCAGAAAAAGTATCTTTAACTCTATCGACATAATCCATTCAAAAAACCTCCTTATTATTTCATTTTCAACCCACGTTACATCTATATCATATTTCATCACATAACTTTCCAATTCTTATTTAACTTTAGATACATCAAAAATACTATGATAATTATTCGTCACAATCATCACATGAATAAGTTTCGTTACCGTCCAAATCAAAAACTCTATATATACAAGTCCCCAAAGCTCTTGCTATCTCATTCGCCACTCTAAGCGATGGTGGTTCAGATTCCGAATTCCTCTCAAATTTACTTATATACTGTCTTGAAATACTAGCTTTTTTTGCTAAATCAAGTTGCGTAAGTCCTAATTCTTTTCTTCTTTCTTTTATCCTATTCCTCATTTGAGCCATTTCTTTACAATCCTTTCTTTAATTATTATATCATTTTTAAGCAAGATTTGCAACTATATGTGTCATTTATTTCAGTTGCATATTTTGTCGGTTACATCTGATATAGTTCCTGCCCCTGAATCTCACAGCGACGTTTTGTTCTACTTGACAAGCTCTTTTCTGATGCTCAGAATGTCATCGCCTACTTCCCCATAGACACATATCCTTACAGACCGCTCATTCAATTGTCAAAGAACACTTTTCTTTATGTCTGTATGATATTGTATTTTTGCTATTCTTCCCGTATGTCCTAAATCTTGGAATATACGTTTTTGTTCCCACTTTTCCACGTTTGTGGAAATGGTATGGTATAATATTTATAAGAATATTTTGTATCAAGGAGGTTATCTTTTATGAAATGTAAAATAACCTTACAGGAACGCTTAAAAGATTTAAGAGTTGCACACAATCTAAATTTAGAGGAATTGGCTAAACTAACAGGTATTTCAAAATCTGCTTTAGGTAACTATGAAAATGATGATTACAAAGAAATAAATCATGGTAATTTAGTTACACTTGCACAGTTTTATAATGTTTCTACCGACTATTTACTTTGTCTTACCGAAAATAAAAAGCACCCAAATACAGATTTAACTAATCTACATTTGAGTGATGATATGATTGATTTATTGTTAAGTGGTTTTATCAATAACCGTTTACTTTGTGAAATTGCTACACATGATAAGTTTAGGGAGCTTATGGCTGATACGGAGATTTTTGTTGACGGTGTTGCTACTAAGCGATTTAATGACTTAAATTCTTCTCTTGAAACTGTCAGGGCTGAAATCATTAGTCAACATCCCAATATTGATAATGACCATACTTTAAGGACTCTATCGGCTGCTCAAGTGGGTGAAGAAGATTTCTTTTGTCATATTACTCATAAAACATGGGATACTATTCTAAAAGATATTCGTAAAAAACATGAACAGGATATTGATAGTATTCCTGAAGATGATGATACTTTATCATTGCAAAAAATTCGTCAAATCATGGTTTCTTCAGGGAACAATATAGACAAGTTCATTGAAATTTTCTGTAATTCCTTTCAACTAAAGTATAAAAGGTTATCTGAAGATGAAAAGGAATTTTTAAGGAGACTATTCAAGAAATCTCCTATCATTAAAAACTCCGGTATTAACTTTAGGAAAAGAAAAAAGTAGTTCCAATATTTCTAATTCATTTATTTGGTTGTAACAATCGTAAATAGGCTTGATAATTTGTATTTTATATTTGAGGTTATTCTATATTGGAATAACTTCTCTTATAGAATACAACATCGTGCATATTGTTCTTTTGCATAACCATATTTATCAGCTCAATACATAAAACTGCTGTAATGATTAAACCTGCAATTGGAATAATGACACTATCATTGATACTCTTGATAAAGTTAAATACCTCTGAGTTCCATCCCATTGGTGTCTTGCCTATATCAGTTGCAACTGCTCCGACTTTATCATTAATGTCGATAAACATTGACTCAAGATTTGCTTGGATACCTCCGAGAAGAAGCTCTTTAAAAAATTCCTCTATCTTATCGAAAATACCAAACATAAGATACTCTCCTTACTTCAATACGTTTGAAAGCAATGGAATTAGTTTTAAGCCGATTAGGACAATACCGCCACCAGCCATTAGCTGCTTTATGCCTAATTAGAGATTGTAAAATACTTGTAGTGTGTCTGTATTTCCTATGAAATTGTAGTAAATATCAATTGTTTGGGTGATTTCTCCATTCACTACTTCTTTTTCGTGAACATAGATTTTTGAGATGAGTTCGTTTAAGGTTTCTTTGTCCAGCTTCTTTATATCCCTATGTTTTTTTATGAGTTCAATCCATTTTTTGACATTAATATCTTCAAGATCTTCTTTAACAATCAATTTTTGATTATCTTCTATTCTTTGGTTTAGATAGTCTTGTTCGTTTTGTGATTTTTCAAGAATTTTTTGGAAGTTACTTTCACTTATATTATTATCTAGCCAGTCATCATATAGTCTTTCAATCTTTTTAGTTAAGTCTTCCACTCTTATCTGATCTTCGTAAATCTTATCCATAATGAATTTTTGTTCTTCTTCATTATCAATTTCTCGTGATCTTTCAAGTGCTTTTATGATTTCTTTTTCGTCTTTCAATGCTATTTCTGCATTTTTTCTAATATCTTTTAGCACTATCTCATAAAGAGTATCGTAATAAATTCTATGTTGACTACATAAAGACTTTCCATATCTTCTATAAGTGTTACAAGTGAGTAACTTTTCTCTTTTTTTTGATTTGTTTCTTCCAAGATTTAAAGATTTTCCACAATCGGGACATTTTACAATGCCTGCAAATATGCTTTCTTCTCCATTTTTAAATGGTCTTCTCCTGCTCTTTAATTTTTCATTTGCTATATTATAAATATCTTCAGAAATAATGGGTTCGTGTGTGTTTTCTACGATTATCCATTCCTCTTTGGGTTTATCTGATAACCAACCTACTTTGAATTTATAATTAACTTTTTGACTAGCAATATGACCAATATAAACTGGATTTTCAATAATTTCTTTTAGGGTTGTGCAGTCCCACCAATACTCTCCACCATCTACGGTCATTTCTAACTTAGTTTTTTATTTCTAAGTCCTTTTTTTCTATTCCACCAGGTAGGTGTGGGTATTTTTTCTTCAAAAAGTCTTCTCCTAATTGCTTGTACTCCATAGCCACTAAAAGCTAGATCAAAAATTTTTTCAACAATCCATGAAGTTTCATCATCGATTACTAATTTATGTGGATCATCATTGTCTTTCCTATATCCTATTGGAGCAAGACAACCAATAAATTTTCCTTGCCTTGCCCTTGTCATATAGGCAGATTTCATCTTTTTGGAAACATCTCTTGAATAAAACTCGTTTAAAACATTTTTAAAAGGAACTATTTCGTTGTTTTCTTGAAAGGTATCTACTCCATCATTTAAAGCTATATATCTGACATTGTTCTTTGGGAAGAAATTTTCTGTATAGTATCCAGTCTGCAAATAGTTTCTTCCAAGCCTTGATAAGTCCTTAGTGATGACTATATCCACTTTCTTATTTTCAATATCTCTAATTAGTCTTTGAAATGATGGTCTATTTGTATTTAATCCAGTATATCCATCATCTATATATACATCGTAAATACTCCAACCTTTTGATTTTACATAGTTTTCTAAAAGTTCCTTTTGGTTTTGTATGCTGGCACTCTCTCCTTTCTGCTCATCATCTTTAGATAGTCTGCAATAAATTGCAGCTTTGAATGAAAAGTGATTTGAATTTGTTTGTATCATTTCCTATTCCTCCTTATTTGAGTTTTCAGAAATAACACAACTTTCTCTAAAACTATTTTTATTATAGCACTCTTTTTCATTACTATCAATATTATATTTGTTATACTCAATTTCATTGTCCTTACTTATTTTGCTTGATTTTTTTATTAATCTTAGAAAAGCGTCTGTGTCTGTTCTTCTATTATCATAATTTCTTTTTACAATATATTTTGTTTGTCTTTTTGTCATAGCTTATCCTTTCATGCAATAAAAAAAAGCGATTAGATTTTTAATTTTCTAATCGCCTTTTAAGTGTCATATTTATCTTTTTATTATCTCTGGCATACTTTGATACCTTTTTAGACTTAAAGTCTTTAATAGTGGCTTTCCACCTCTTTTTACCTATAAAGATTCTCCTACATCATAGTTCATTTTTTTATTTCCTCCTTGATGGTTTAGTTTTTCTTTATCTTCCTCATACCATTTTAAGATTGTCGCATAGTGGTTTTGATAGGTCTTACCACTGCTTTCCATGTATCTTGATAGTTTATTTATCATTTTTTCTGTGTGTAAGTTTAATTTTTCTTTTAAATTTTTATATTCTTCTTTGCTTAACCTTACATTTTTGAATTCTCCATAAAAAATGGGGGTGGACTGTTCTTCTCTCCCCTTATCTATACTAACCTTATCTAATCTACCCTTATCTATACTGGGTTGACCACTTGACAACCTTTGGTTAACCAGATGACAACCAACTTTTTCTTCTGAAATATATGCTCCATTGTCCGTCTGATAAAGCTGTTGTTTCTGTTCGATATACATTGTTGGCTTATATCTGTCTTTTCTAATAAAGTTATTTATCTTCCAATGAGTAATGACGATAATTCCTTGATCAAATACTATTACAAAACCTTTGGCAATAAGTATCTTTAAGTCATCTTCATTAGCTCCGATAATCTTGATGATTTTCTTAGGATTATTTACAAACCCGTCATCATCTGCTCGCATTGATAGATGAAAATACAGGCATTGACTACTTAGTGGCATATCCAAAAATAAGTCGCTATCCACTATCTTTAGTGAAAACATTCTTTTATCTGCCATGCTCTCCTCCCTTTCTTCAAATAAAAAAGACGATAGTTTTTACTTCTACCGCCTTGCGTATTGCTATAATTTAACATAATTATATATTAAATTTTTAAGCCTTTATTATTTAACATCTTACTAAACATATCATTGTACATATCTTTAGAAGATTCTTCTATCTTGGTAATACTTGATATTTTATTTCCCGCATCCTTTGACGAAGCTCCGCAAAGATAAAAGGCTTCATTTTCTGTTCCATAGTCTATTGCTATATATCTATCGTGATACTTTTTACCTGCTATCTTCAGTTTCAGGTCTATATTAGGATAGTCTTTTCTAAAATCATCTAAGATATTTTTTGTAAGCATATCCTTGTTCTTGACATTATCACTAAAGACTACAATTTGAATCTTATCTCTTGCAGCTCTTAAAAGTTCTAATGTTTTAAGTCCTATATAGTTATCTATTACATAAATACTTTTCTTTGCTGATTTATATATTTTTGTATAGGCAACATCAGCTTCTATCTTATCTCCATTCATCAAAAGAAAATGTTTATATGTTTCCGGGTCTATAAAATTATCCATTACCTTTTTTAAATCTTCTTTAGTAGCTAGTGTGTTAATCTTACTATCTATCCTTGCAATATCATTTGTGTTTTGATTTGTTTGAATTGCTATTTGAACTAATTCCTTTGAGCTGATAAAATCTTGGTTTTCAATGATGAAGTCTTTCATCTGCTTAAACATTCGTATTAAAGCCTTGCTCTGTCTAACGGCAAGTTCTCCTCTTAATACAGTCATAAGCATATAAATACCCTGCTCTGTAAAAGCATAAGGTAGTTTTCTACGACCGCCCCAACTTGATGTCGATTTTTTCGATATCAAGTTTTCAAACTCTGATTTCGTCAACTGAAACATAAAATCATCATCAAATTTCTCCGAATTGTTTTTTACTTGCTCGTTAAATCTTGTCGTTGTATATCCATAGATTTCAGCAAGTTCAAAATCAAGCATAACCTTTTGATTTCTTATATAGTAAATCCTATTCTTAATCGTATCTTCATTGATTACTACTATTTCTTTATTTTGATCTGCCACAAAATGCACCTCCAGTATATTTTTTGGACTACAACTTGTAGCCATTTTCTCTTCATTTCATTCAGCTTACAGCTTGTAAGCTAATTCTCCATCATATCTTCAAAGTATAATTGCTATAATTATACCAAAATTATTAAATCTTTTCTATTTCTCCCTCTCTCTCTTTCTCTATCTCTATATCTTTCTCTATCTCTATCTCTTGTCGGACATGGGTTGGACTCATTAAGGACAATGTCTTCTTTTAATTTTATCCAATAATATCTTTTGTTTGTTGCCATATCTGCTCCTTTCTTGATTTTCGATAATCGAAATTCTTGATTTCCGATTTTCGGAAGTCTTGTTATTATGGTTATTTAAGGGTGTAACTTTTCGTTACTCCCTTAGATTTCTCTGGTCATATCTTTTTTGCTTGGTTTTACTTTTTCTTTTACTTTCCTTTTTACTTTTTCTTTTGTCTTATCCTTGTTATTGGATAGATCTTTGTATTTCTTTATTTGTTTTAGGATACTTTCTTTTTCTTTTTTATTTTCTTTGGCTATGACTTGTTTAAAGGCATATTCCATTACTTTTATGTCTTTGGCTTGGAAGAATACTTCATAGTTTTGGCTTTCTTTGTTTTTCATTACTGAAAAGCTTACTCCAAGTTTGTTTAGTTCTTTTTTTAAGTCTTTGAGGTTGCTTTGATCTATGCTTATATTTTCTAGTTGTCCTTTCTTGTAGAGGTCTTTTATTTTCATTTCATCGCCCATAAGGCTTTTTAGGTTTCCGTTTGCTTTTTCTAAAGTTTCATTCATCTTTTTTCTTATTTCTTTGTCTAAGTTGATTGATTCTTTTGCTGCCTTTATTGTGTATGTTATTATGGTTTGTGCTGCTTGACCTGCTTCTTTGCTTATTTCTTCGTTTATCATGTTTTCTCTCCTTTGTTTGAATTAAAAAAAGGGAAGTATAGGCTTTAATTTTTCTATACTTCCCTTTGATTGTTTTTATTTTATTGTTGTTGGTGGTGGAATGCTTTATTTTGATATTTTTATATATTTCTTAGGTCTTTGTACCTTTTATTGTTTTTCTGCTCTTATTTTGCTTTTCCACCTTTAGTAGTTTGTGTGTGTTCTTTTGTCTGATAGATAGTTTTTCATGTTGGAATATATAATCTGTATTTCTTCATTGTTCATTGCTTTTATTTCTTCTGTGCTTTTATATGTTTTGTATGTTCCATCTTGATCTGCTTTTATGAGTTCATCTATTAGCTCTTGCCTTTTATTCATCTCTATTACCTCCTAGATCTGCCTTTATTTTCTTGGTCATATTATAGCTTGGATAAGATATTTTTACCAGGTCTTATATTTCTTGATCCATTTTCTTGTTTTTCATCATTTCTCTGTATTCATTGTCTTTAATAACTTGGTCTTGGAATTTTTTAATCTGTGCTATTACACTTGGTTTTTCTCCTTGTTTTATTAACTTATCTATTTCTATGGATAAGTCTATGCCAAGTTCTTTATTTACAAAATCTACTGAATATTTTATATGATTAATTTCCTGGTATTCATCTTTTATCTTGTCTTTTTCTTTATTTATTTCTTCAAGATTTGCCATTAAAAGATTTTTTTCTTCATTCCATTTTTTAGGACTTAGTTTTTCCTTATCTGATAGAAGTTTTTTTAATTTCTCGCTTACTACTTTATACTGGTCTATGTCTTTCTTATGTTTGTTATAGAATGTATCTTTTGTGAATATATTTTTCTTTTGATATTCTTCATAAACTTCTTTTTTTTCTTTGTAGATTTCATAGTATAGAATTTTCTTTTCTACATCTTCCATTTCTTTATGGATTGTCTTTGCTTTTTTATTTAGCCTATAGCTATTAGATTTTAAATTTTCTATTTTTGTTTGTAACTGACCTATGGTTTCTATGTCATTTTTTCTTAAATAACTATATGCACTCGTTAGCTTTTTGAAGTCATATCTTTCTTTATTAGTTTTTGCATATCCTTTTAGGTATTTACTTTTTCTTTTTGAATTTCTGAATAAGTTAATAAATAATTTGTTAGATTAAAAAGTTTAGGGTTGTCTATTACCTTATCTCTTTTTATATCCTTAAATTTTTCATAAGCAGTAGATAGGTTATCTAATAAATTTTCTATCCAACCCTTTAATGTTTTTATCTCTTCTTTTATTGTTTTTACAAGGTTATTATATTTTCTTATTTCTCTATTATAGTTTCCCTTGTCAGTTTCTATTCCCTTTCTTTCCATTGCACTTGCTGCTGATCCTAAATGGATTGTCGGTAGATAATCTGAATTTTGTCTTTTAAAACTCCTATGGTCTACTCTTTTTTCTATCTTGTTTTTTGCTAGGTATTCGTTGCAAAGGTCTGAAAAATTTTCTCTCCATTTTTCTACATTGCCTTTATCGTTCCAGGTTGTTAGTTCTACTTTTCTTGTCTTTGGTTTTCCATTTTTGTTTAAAATCTTTTCTCCTTTTTCATCTAGGATATATTCTTTTTTTGACTTTGCTAAGAACTCTCCTTTTTCGTTTATGGGTCGCATTATGGTCATTATATGACAATGAATATTTCCATTTTTATCTTGACTCTCATCATGAATTGCATAATCTACTATCATTCCTTGTGATGTTAGATTTTCTTTTATAAACCTTTCAACTAGGTTTATGTTTTCACTTAAAGATAATTCTTTTGGTAGTCCTATTATGAATTGTCTTGCTAGTTGTGCATTAGAATTTTTTTCTGCCATTTCTACTTTATTCCATAAGGTCGACCTATCATTAAATTCTTTTGGTATATGATCAGGCAATATTATATTTTTTACTAATACTTTTTCTTTTCTTGTATAGTCATGGGTTACTCCATCCCATTCATTTTTTATTTTTTCTCCACTTATATATGCTGCACTTGCTACTGCACTTTTGCCTTTTCCTCTTGATATTATGTTTACTGAAAAATGAAAACTGTCTGCCATTTTTATCACTTCCTTTCTTTCTTTGTTGTTTTAGGTGGAGGCTTAGAAGATTTTTATATCCTCTTTGTGAATGAGCGTTTTGAAATGATAGAATAGAAAAAGCCGACTACTGAATTAATTTTTGTTGTTTCAGTATGTCGGCTTAATTGTTACTTTCATTTCAAATTTTAAAAGTCAAGGGCGAGCGTTAGCGAGTTTATTTACCCTTGACTTTTAAAAAGCGAATGGTTGTTGCTCCCTGCAAAGGTTTGGCTCCGCAGGACGCAATCACCCTTTAGGGTGTATAATTGCGCCCTTAGAAAATCTAAGGGAGATTTGATTATTTTATTTTTCTTAATTTTCTCTCATTATTTTTAATGTTTCTTTATATTCTTTTGTCTTTGTTGCTTCTTCTAGTAGAATTTTTATTTCTTCATCTGTTAGTTCTTCAGCATTTGCTATAAGGCTTTCTAAGATTGCTCCTCTTGTTATGATTCTATGAGTTCTTTCTTTTCTTCTTTTTATTATGTCTTGTTTTAATATCTTCTTTTCTTGATTTTTTAGTTGCCTTAGTCTTTCTTCTGTATCGCCTATTTTATCTTTTATTTCTTTTGACTCTTGTCTTATTTTTTCTAAATTTTTCATACTAATCTCCTTTCTTGTATTAAAAAAGAGATAACATTTCTGCTATCCCTTTCAAAGTTTCACTATTAAAATTTTATGTCTTTTGAAATATCATCTATGTATCTATAATGATTTTCTATTTTTTATTCTTTCTCCATTTGTTCCATTATTTTTTTATTATTTTATAATAATTTCCTCAAATTTAAGATTTAAAAAGGCTAAGTTTTTCTTACCAATATATCTTATATTGAATTAAAATTGCTACCTTAAATATCTTTCCGATTGTCGCATATACATATTATAATACTCTCCTTTTTTTGCCATCAATTGTTCATGTGAACCACTTTCTTTTATTTTACCATTTTCTAAGAAGTATATTGTATCCATTTTATATAAATTAGACAGATGATGAGATATTAATATTAGAGTCTTATCAGAGCATTTCTCCATCAATAAATCAAATATTTCACTCTCAGCAAGAGGGTCTATATTACTTAATGGTTCATCAAAAATGTATATTTTTTTGTCTTGAGAAAAAATTCTCGCTATTGCAATACGTTGCTCCTCTCCTCCCGAAAATAAAGTCCCTTTATTACTAAATTCTCTAGATATTTCTGTGAATATCCCGTTATCACATTTTTCTATCCTTTGCAACATTCTTAGTACTCGTAGCACTTCTATTACATTCCCAAAATCAACATCTTTCTCTGTTACTTCTTTCATTAAAACATTATCAATTATAGGTAACGAATACATTTTGAAATCCTGAAAAAGAACACTTATATTGTCCCTTATAATATTTATTTTTAAATCTTTATATAATTCATTTTTAAAATATAAACGACCCGATGTGGGATCATATAATCTACACAATAATTTTATTAATGTAGATTTACCTGCTCCATTTTCACCAACTATAGCAACTTTCTCTCCTTGCTTTATTTTCATATTTAAGTTTTCTATGGCATATACATTTGTTTCTGGATACATATAACTAACATTTTCTAACTGTATCTCAAGATTTTTCTCATCAACATAATCTACTTCACCATCATATACTTTTACATTGTATTCCAAAAAATTGAATAGATTTTCTAAATACAAACCATGTTCATATATTTCTGGAATAACCCTGAATAATGTGCTGATATACTCAATCAATCGCTGGTTACTGCCGGCTAGTGCTACAAAATCTCCTATAGAAATTAATTTAAAGAAAACTTTTCGTACAATATAAATTACTGTAATCAGATTAACGCCTTGAACAATCAAGTTCTGAAACACTAATACATATGAGTATTTTTTAGAAAAACTTTTAATTATTTTAATTATATTTGATAAATTATAGTTAAATTTCATTTTAATCAAAGATACGAATCCAGAGTGCATTCTTACATCCTTAGCATATTCTCTATCAGTACTAATTTTAAGAAAATAATCCACTTTTCGCTCTAATGGTGTTATTTTTTCATAAAAATCATATTGCATACTTATAGCTTTTTTATTTAAAAATAAGGACATTAATACACTTGAAAATGAAAATATAATTACAATTGGTTCCATAGTTATTATTAAACCAATAAATGCACCAATTCCTAAAATTGATGTCACAAAATTTGAAAGTGTTTCTTGAATATCTTCTATTCTTTTCTCTATCTGATCTTTAGATTTTTTAAATTCATCGTAATATTCCATTTTTTCAAAACACTCTAGCTCAAATTTAACACTCTTATCAAGCAGTAATTTTTGAAAATGACCCACTATAATTCTTTTGTTTTTAGCTATAAAAAACTTTTCTATAAATATATTTATCATTAAAATAATCATATTAGTAAAGAAAATTATAATTATATTTGTTATCAAAGCATCGTATTCAACTTTATTTATTAACATATTAAAAACATACTTAAACAACAAAATATTTATAATGGCTTGAACACTTTTTAAAACGGCATTTGCTATAATCAATGGAATTTGACTAGGTGTACATTCTTTTATTATTTTAACCACTTTTATGTTATAAACTATGCTTTTTTCTTTTTCATTTCCACACCACAATTATTTAATTACTTCTTAAAATGAAATAAGAAAGCTCATTTACGAGCTTTCTTATTTTTTTAACACCTAACCTATAAAAAATCCACCTGTACAACCTTTGCACCCTGAGCTACAGCCTGTACAAGCATTTCTACAACCCTTACATCTGTCATGATATCCACAAGCAAAAGGTACTATGTCAGGTGTATTTGGCTTTGTGTAAAGCATAAAATCCATACAATGCCCTCCTTTCCAAATATATTTATAATTGAATTAATGCAATTATAGCAATGTTAAAACGCAGGATTCATAATCTACCCTGAACCCCAAATCTTTTTGCAATTTGTATTTTTCACAAATTTCATTCCACCATTTTCTACAATTTTTATCAGCATATAAAAGCTCAGTCTCAACATTTGCAAATAAGCTTTCGTCCATATCAAATTCACCAACTATATTAGGATTATTTCTTATAATCAAGTCAATAGTTCTAATCGAATTAAATTTTTGAACTCTAATCATAAGATTTTTTACTTCTTCTGATGTTAATTCTATATTCCTCTCACAATCCATTTTTATACCTTCTCACTTAATAATTCCATTTATCAGCAATTGCTCTCTCATCATTAAAAATCATTTTTGAAACATAATCATTGTATTTCAATATCTTAATATCATCTGGAATATATATATTTAAAACTTCATTATTTTCTTGCAATAAGTTTGCAAAGTATTTCTGTGCATTTGCCTCTACGAATGATATTTTGCATTGAGTAGATGAAGGAACATTTACCTCACCTGTTGTAATTTTATTATCTAATAAACATCTCTTACATGTATTTGCATCACATTCTAAGCACATTGCCGACTTGCCCCTAAAATATTTACGCTTTTCAGAGAAATCTATTCCATCTTTTAGATTCCCTATATTCCAGTCAGGATTAGTAAAATAGAATCCTGGGCATACATAAAATTTACCATTTGGAGCCAGTGCAACTGAATTTATCCCTGCTGCACAATCCCTAGTCTCGTTCTTTTCTAGCATTATTCTGTCACTCAAAACATTTATCTGTAAAAAAACACCTCTTTCAACAAATAAATCTACAACATACTCACATAATCCATGCAATTGATCTTCATATAGTGTAATGTCACTATCGTTCCACAAATTCATATCACTAATAAACAGATTTATTCGTTTAATTCCGTTGTTGCAAAACCTCTCAATTGTGTTTTTTAACTTTCTAATCTCATTTTTTCTCAAAATGTAGTTTATAACTGGTGTCTCTATATTTTCTGAATATTCATCAACTACAGTTATAGATCTTTGCGGATTTTTAAAAATTCTTCTCCTGTCTATTTCAAAGAACACTTTCTTTTCACTATCTAAATCAATTTCATAACTACCCAGAAAAATAGGCAATACCTCATTGTCTAGACAAAATTTCAAAGCATTATCATATAAGTCCTTAGACATATAATTCCCCTCATTATATCGCTTTGTATAATTGCAAAAAGAAGGTGCATCATCTGATGTAATAAAATAAACATATTTAAGTTCATTATGTTTTGAAAACAACACCTTTTCAATAACTCTATCTGATGTCTTCCCTGTCTCTAATTCATATCTTTTCCAAAAATATTTATTTGCCCTCACATTAGCCTTATGCATTTCGCATATATGCTTTACTCTATTATATAAAGAGCCATTCTCCTGATAATTTTGTGCTACACACCAACCACAATCAGTTCCAACATTACAATTATTACATTCTTCATCACTTACAGAAGTCCAAGTAGTTCCACATAAAGCTCTCAAGGCATTATAATCTACACCTTTATCTATACTTCCAACTATCATTCCCTTTTTATCATCAGAACACATTTCTAAAAATCGTATACACGGATAAATATTCCCATCTGTATCAAATGCTAAGCTCTTATATCCAGCTCCACACCTATTTTGATTCAACGAATTACTAGCAAGTGGTAACCCTCTTCTTTTTTCAAAATACGCTACACTATGGGTCAAATATCTACCACTTTCAAACATGTAATCCGCAAGTTCTTTAAGTTGATTTTCAAATATACTTGGATCTTCTTCTTTCCAAACATCTTCATAAACTAAATTCGACTCAACATTTTTAAATCCAAGATCCCATAAGTGAATTATACTATCTTTTAGATATACTAAATCCTCACTTGAAAATGTCGATTTTTGAAATATTTCATCCTCATAGTCTTGTTTGTATTTGTAAAACGATTTAATAACCTTGTCATAAGAACCTTTTCCATCCCTAGTAATTCTTGTTAAATCATGTTTTTCTTTAGTTCCATCAATACTGAATCCAAATCCAGCATGATACCTGTGCTTTTTTAAATAATCTTCCATTATTTTTGAATCATATAATGTCCCATTTGTGGAAAAGGAAAATTGAAGATTATTAAACCATTTATGCCTTTTGCTATATAGCAACAGACAGATATAATCGCTTATTTTATCTATCAATTCCATTTCTAATAATGGTTCTCCACCAATAAAATCAATCAATAAATTATCTGATAAGTTATTACAATATGGATCATTCACAATAAAGTCTATTATTTTTTTGGCTGTTTCAAATGTCATCTTTTTGAAATTATTCTTCCCAACCATATAACAATATGTACATTCCAGATTACATTCTTCTGTTACACACATAGTTACATTTAAATAATTACCTTTTTCCCATGATATTTTAGAAATCCTATCATTTCGAAATGATCTACTAAGTATTGAATTTATGTCTGCTATAGCCATCATTTTCCTCCTAAGTATCTAATTTTAGATTTTCCATTCTTTTTGAATTCAATACGCATGATGTTATAAATAGCATCAAATATATTACACAAAGTGCAACATTTCCACCTGACTTAGAAAATCCAAGTTTATTAACCACAAATATCTCTATAGCTACAAGCACAATAGAGCCAATTAGCCCTATTACTAACCACAAATCACCTTTATCTAAATCAATAAAGTACAAAGCCAAGTAAAATATTGATACCATTTGTAGAATAAAAGCTAACAAAATATTTAATAAAATAATAAAATCCGAAAAACCATAATCAAAATAATGCTTACCTGCATGAATTGATATATAATTCAGGATTACTAACATTAATACAGACAGAAAAATAATAACTATTTGACTTACATATTTTGACAAAATTATGTTTTTCTTTTTTATCGGTAACATGAACTCGTATTTATACAATTTTAAATCATAATCTTTTCTCTGTGATAAAAGTATTAATAAACTGTTGGAGAATATTACAACTGTGCAATATGCAAAAACAAGCATTTGCGTGCTAGAAAAAAGATTTATCAAAATCCAAATTGTAAGCAAAAACGCATTCATTACACATATGTTTTTAATATTTTTATAATATATTTCTAATAATAGACCTTTCATATATTAGGATTCTCCTCCCTCTGTCAAAATCAGCAAAATTTCATCAAAATTAGGTTTATTTACAACAAATTCTTTATACTTATTCTTTATCTTCGATATATCTTTTACTAAAATATTTACTCTCCCATATTCTCTCCTATATGAAATTATGTCTGTTTTATCGACTTTTTCTAAATCCGTATCATTACAACGAAGTATCCCATAGTTATATAACAATTCATCTTTTTCTTCGCTCAACACGACTTTACCATTATCCATAAAAACTATATAATCAGCTATTTTTTCCAAGTCTGTTGTAATATGTGATGATATATATACCGAGTGTTCTGGGTTTTCTATAAATTCTAATAATATACATAAAATCTCATCTCTACTTACTGGGTCTAACCCTGAAGTAATTTCATCTAATATGAGAAGTTTTGTTTCATGAGACAATGCTATAGCCAACGATAACTTTTTTTCATTCCAAATGAAAATTGCTTAGTTTTCTTGTCTATTGGCAAATTAAATCGATTCAAATAATTTTTAAAACTATCTTCTTCCCAATTACTATAATTAAATTTCATTACCTCATTTATCTCATTAGGCGTTAATAATAATGAAAAGTTTGGGTCATCTAAAACAACACCTATGTGTTTTTTAATATCTACTTGATTACAATCTTCAGTACCAAATATCTCTATTTTTCCATCATCTTTTTGAAACATTCCAAGTATACAAGAAATAGTAGTACTTTTCCCCGCTCCATTTCTTCCTATATTTCCTACAATAGATCCATAAGGTACTTCAATATTTATATTTTTCAAAGAAAAATCATTTGTTTTATTATTTTTATTTAATCCAGATACCCTTAATGCTAATTTATTTTCATATGAATCCATCATTGCCCCTCCTCATATATCTTTTTTATTAAATCTATCAAATCATCTATTGAAATAGAACTTGATTGTATGCTCTTGACAATTTTCTTAGCTAAATCTTCCACTTCTTTATATGTTTCTATTTTTTGTAATTCAATATTTCTTGCTGATATAAAACTGCCTTTGCCATGAATAGTTTCAATAAATCCATCTTTTTGTAAATTTTCATAAGCCTTTTGAACTGTAATTACAGCTACCTTAAGATTTCTAGCCAATACTCTCATAGATGGTATAGAATCTCCAGTTTTCAAATCTTCATTCATAATTTGTTTTTTTATCTGATTTTCGATTTGTTCATAAATCGGTTCGCTAGAATCGGTATTTATTATAATATTGATATTGCACCTCCTGTTTCAGAAGTGTACTTATGTGTACTTGTTATTTTAATAATACCACCAATAAAAATTTTTTTCAACCCCCTTAATTTCCCAATTTTGAGTATAAAAAAAGACGATATAGTTTTAATTTCTATCGTCTAAATCAAATTATTCTAATATACGTCAAAGTTATGTTACTAAAGTACTAATTTCTTCCATTTTCTAACCTTAGTTCTAAATGTACCAAATGGTGCTACTGTATTTACATGAATAAATTTATACACTTCCCAAGTTGCTGTTTTTGTTGCTTCATCTGCCCATTTTCTCATATGAGGTTTAAATAATTCTTCTTCTGTTAGCTCATCTATCATAAGATAAATATCTTCAATATTTTTTGTTAATTGTTCTTTTAGTTCCTTTAAAGATTTATGAGCGTAAGCTTCTGTAAACCATTGATATAATTCGGCTAATTGATTCCACTTGAATTTATCTGATGGTGTTTTTACTTCAAGTCCTTTTTTCTCATCTTCTTCCCATTTCAATACTAAAGCTGTCCAACCTACTTGATAGGCAAGATTTTCTGCTGGTGTCCTATCAACTTCGTCTACTCTTTTATCTTTTAATTCTTCTGGGATATTATCAAACTCTGAAATATATTTTGCAAAAGTTTTTTTAATCTCATTTTTTAATTCTTCCTTACTTTCATAAGACCTCATATGCCTACCTCCATGGTTTGTATACAGATATTTTACCAAAAATAATTATATCTTAATATTTAATCATAATCTTCCAGTAACTTGTAATTCTTATGTTTTGTGATATCAAATTTATCAGATAGTAAAAGTCTTACTACTCTTATCTGGTATATACACGTGCCTCCATCCATTACTGTTATTTCAATAAAATTTTAGATAACTTTATTAAGATTTTCTTTGATTTCTTATAAATCAAGTTTAAAGAACTATAAGAATTTAAATCTCTTGTTCAAATTCATCTTCAAAACTAATAATATCATTAGGAGTGCAAGATAGAGCCTTACATATTTTTTCTAAATTCTTAAATGTAATTGGTTTATCCTTTCCCATTTGTGCCATAACATTTGTTGTAAGTCCTGCAATGGCTATTACATCTGTTTTCTTTAATCCCTTTTTTGCTAACTGTATCCATAATGGTTTATAGTTAAGTGCCATAATATCCCTCTTTTTCTCTGTATTAGATTTATTTAATTATAGCATAAATATTGATTTCATTCAATCTTACATTGGTTTAGTGATTTGTTTTAGAGAATTTGTTGTGTTATTCCGTCTTTATTTTGCCATAAATTGTTTAATACCCTGAGATTTTGCTCCAGATAGTGATAGGTAATCCTTTGATATTATCTTCGGATTTTCCCCCACTTCACACCGTGCATGCGACTTTCACCGCACACGGCGTTCCATCACAAGAAAGATTTTCACGTTTTAACTAAGACTTACACACTTCGTAACAAATTATTTTTTTCTCTAAATTAGTGGCAATTCTGCCATTTTTCTAAGCTTATTACATTTCTCAATCTGCTTGACTGTTAACCCAAGCTCTTTTATATATTTTTGGATTGTATCTTCTTTTGTTGCATGGATGAGTATATGAACTGCTTCTGTAACAAGAATTAAGTTGCTGTAACTGTCTGTACCGCCTTGTTCAAGCGGTGTCTTGTGATGGCAATGTATATCGTTTGGTGTAAGTTTTATACCTGATACTCCACATCTGCCATATTGAGCTGCAAAGAGCGAGATTCTGTTGTCTGCAAACTCTATGCTTTTATCAAGCACAGGATGTTTCATCAGCCAGACAAGTGTATCTACATCAATTTGTAGATTTTTATGAATGAAAGCTCTGCCTTTTACAGTGTATTTATTTACAACCTTTTTCTTGTGTTTTGCGTCCTTTGTCCTGATATATCCCACTGGAATTAACGGATGTCCATTAAGAAAGCGAAGCTGTTTACTTTTTCCATATTTTTCTTTGATAAATCCTTTGTTTAGTGTTCCACTGATTTTAATATCCAGTCTGTTGTTCATCTGTTTTTTAATGTGAAAGGCTATTTTAGCAAAGTCCAAACTCACGTTTGTTGCTATTTGGTAATAATTATGCAAGCCTGAAACAGTGGCATTATACTTAGCTATTGCTTTGTACTGTTCCTTTTCGTTTGCAGGTCTTTTTATATCTGCAACACTTTTAGAAATATTTTCTTTTGCATTTTTCAGTGCCTTATCACTTATATGCGACTGTACAACAAACTTTTTGCCTTTTGGTTTAACCTTAAGCTTGAAGCCTAAGAACTCCGAGTACCTTTGTTTTAGATTTGTTATTTTAGATTTTTCTTCACTTACATTTAGTTTTAATCTGTCTTGCAACCATTTTGTAACTGCCTGATAGGTTCTTTTTGCATCGTAGTAATTACGGCAAAATATCTTGAAATCATCGGCATACCTTACAATGTATATTTCTTTCAGGTTGCTTGTTCTTAAAGCTCTGTAGGTATGGCTTTTTATCTCTGTTCCTTGACTGTTCGTTCTCTGTTTATATGGATAATGAGTGGGCATTGTCAGCCATTGAGAGGAAACCCACCAATCTAATTCGTTCAAGACTACATTAGATAATAGCGGTGATAATATACCGCCTTGTGGTGTTCCCTTTGTTGGTGTAATTACCTTTTTATCGGGCATAACTATGTCTGCTTTCAGCATTTCCTTAATGATACAAAGTAGCTTTTTGTCTTGGATACCCAAATTCCAAAGTTGCCTTATGAGCTTTGCATGATATACATTGTCGAAAAATCCTTGTATATCAATATCAACCACATAGTGTAAGTGCTGTATCTGCATTAGTCTTGCACATTCTGCGATAGCGTGTTCCGTACTCCTGTTAGGTCGAAACCCATAGGAACTGTCATGAAACTTGGCTTCACATATCGGCTCCAATATTTGCAAGATACATTGTTGTACAATTCTGTCTACAATAGTCGGTATTCCTAAAGGTCTTATTTTCCCATTAGGCTTTCTCATTTCCACTCTCTTTACAGGGCGTGGTTTATACCAATGAAACTGTTTTTGTATGAGAGAAATGTATTCTTCTTCATTTAGCCTTGATAGATGTTTTATTGTTCTGCCATCTACTCCGGCTGTATGACTGCCTTTGTTCCCTTTGATACTACGATAGGCGAGTTTAATATTTTCTCTTGAAGTTATCAGCTCCATTAAATTTGAAAATACTTTATTCTTACTGCTATCTTCATATAAATCATCAAGGACTTTTTGCAAGTCATAGTATTCCGTATAACGGATTTTGCTTTGTTTCAGTGTTTGTTTCGAAGTGGACACAGTCACCATCTCCTTTCGGATTTGATTTTCTTTGTCATACTCGAAGCTGTGTTTGTCTTAATTTCAGTTCTTGTACTTTCCTGTGACTGGTGGCTATCCCTCCACGAACTTATTATTTTCGCTTCATAGGTACTGTGCCACCGCTTTCACCAAGATAAAGAACGGTTATATGCTGTTTTTACAGTCATTTTCCCATTCAACACTTCATTAGCATTAGACTGCTTCCGTGTTCTTGGTTTACCACGTTCCGACAATCTTATCTTTGAATACGTTTAGGTTCTTCCTCTAAGCCTGTGTTTAGCTTTCGCCATATCGCCTGTAACGATATATGGATTTTCATAACAACCATTCTTACTCATCCACAAACACCCCATCTTTGATGGGAATTGCCGTTAGGCAAATTCAAACGTTTAGACTTGTACATTCGGAAGTACGTCAGTGCTTTGGTATACACATTCTCACCATGCGTATTCGACACCCGACATATAGGTAGCACCGTCCACCTCTGAACAGCTTTCGTGTCTGATATGAAATACCAGTCTTACGGCTACTCTCTGCCGACTTCACCGAGCTTTTGACAATGAAATAGTCTAATATTCATTGCCAATCGGAGTATCAGTGTAGGCATTTCAGGGCGTTACCCCGTCATTCTACCTATCAGATTGTCAGTTCTCCTAAGTTTTGAACTTTTAGTCCTTCGACTTAGTGCATAAGCTTTTCACTTATGAACGTGTCGCACGATTATCATTACCATATCCCTCCATAAGGTTAATAACGCCCCATGCTCCGAGACCAGCACCTACTGCCATTACCAAAATCTTTAATACATTAACTGCCTGTGTAAAAAATTCCATGATTTATTCCTCCCCATTTTCTTCTTTCTTTTCAATTTTGTTCATAGACATAACTACAAAATTCTTATATGTTTTTCCATTTTTAGTTCGTTTGTTGAAGCAACCATATACATGAATGAAATCACCTTCCGAAAATTCCTTAGCTACTTCAGATTTATTGCCATAGGCTGCACAGTTGATATACTCTCTACCTTTTCCATATCCTTTCGAAAGAGCAAAATTTACAACTTGAACCTCTTCATCACCTCTTGTAAAAGTTCCAAAAGTAGGTTCTTTTAATAGATTGGCATTGATATTAATCATTTCTTTGTCCATTTTTTCCTCCAATTAAAAAGCGACTGAAAAGTTAATTCCAATCGCCAAGTATTTGTATATTTAGTTGTCTATTAGGTAGGGCTTCTTATCCTTATCATCTTTTCTCCTTTACTTTCTGTAACATATTTAATGGAACTAGCATTTTGTCGTGTATATATTAGTGAGAGGCATTTGAAATACTAGTTAGCTTCTCTGTGAGTTTTTCCTATTTATTGATCGCAATATAAATTGAAAATAGGCATGAAAAAAGACGATAGAATTTTTACTTTTCTATCGTCTAATATGATTTATAAATTTAAGTTTTGTAGAACTTGAATTCATACAAAGTTATCATTCTTGATTTCTTTTGATTACACGTGGATTAGGAAAACCATCAGTGAATACTCTAGTAAGATATTCCTTGCAATTTGGACAATTTACATCCTCAAAATCTCTATTTCCTTCCCAAACAGATTTATCCTCAAACTCTACTGTACATCCACATTTAGGACACGTTACTTGTTTCATAAGAACCTCCCCTGTACTTTCCGTAATATACTATTTAACACAATCTATTTTTATGTTTAAATCTTTTGAACAAAACTTGCTTCTTCACAATTTAACACTTTCTTTAAATCTCTAAAATACAGTTTCTGTTGCTTTTTTAAATATGAACCTATAAATGGCTTAAATATAAGTTTTTTAGAAACTATATTTTCAGTAAAGCCTAAAGTAGTTTTGTCACCATGCGAATAAAATTTTCCTACCCAAATTCCCTTGATATTTTGGTTTTCTATTTCAAATGACCAACATTGATTTTGAATACATTCTGTAACTTCAAAATATGTTTCTATTCCATCTTTAGAAATCTCCACAAATTTATTGTCATCTATAATTCTTATATTCTTTAAATCACTTCGCCAAACAAAATCGTTTAAGTCAGTTACCTTATTCCATACCTTTTCTATTGGACATAATAGTGTGACCTTAATGTTAGCAATAGCCAT